TGACCCGTCGATTTACGACCTCATGGGTCAACGCTGATAAAATAAAGGACACTTATGGCAACCGAATTCCCGCAGCAGCAGGTGGACCCGCAGGCCGGACCCGAGGACGAAGAGGGCATGGTGTTCGATCTGGACGACGAATTCGCCGAAGTGGAGGAGCAGCCCGATGGGTCCGCTATCGTGCGGATGGACGAGTTCGCGGGTCCTATGCAGGACGGGGATTTCTACGAGAATCTGGCCGAGACGATGCCCTCGTGGGACATGAGCCGCATGGCGTTGAAGTACATCGAGATGGTGGAGAAGGACCGCGAAGCGCGGAAAGATCGGGACAAGAAATACGAGGAGGGGCTGCGCCGCACGGGGCTGGGGAGTGATGCCCCGGGTGGGGCGACATTCGCGGGGGCGAGCAAGGTGGTGCACCCGGTGATGGCCGAGGCGTGCATCGATTTCGAATCGCGAGCGATTAAAGAGCTATTCCCGCCGGATGGACCGGTGAGGACCAAGGTGGTGGGGAAAGCGGAGGAGGAGTCGACGCTGCGGGCCGAGCGCAAGCGCGACTTCATGAATTGGCAGCTCACCGAGCAGATCGTGGAGTTCCGCGACGAGCAGGAGCAGATGCTAACGCAACTGCCGCTCGGGGGATCGCAGTATCTCAAGATGTGGTACGATACGCGGATGAAACGGCCCTGCGCCGAATTCGTCGCCGTGGACAACGTGCTCCTCCCCTTTGCCGCCGGTTCGTTCTACACCGCGCAGCGGGTAACGGAGCAGCAGGACATAACGCAGGAGGAGTTCGAATCCCGAGTCTCCAGCGGCTTGTACCGCGACATCGACATCATCCGCGCAAGCATGGAGCCGGAGACGTCCGCAGCCGAGAAGGCGAACAACAAGATCGAGGGACGGCAGTTCGAGGATAACGAGGACGGGCTACGCCGGGTGTATCACATCTACGTCAACATGCCGGTGGAGGACGACTCGCACTCGAAAGGCGAGATAGCGCCCTACATCCTGATGATCGACGAGTTAAACACCGAGGTCATCGGGCTGTACCGCAACTGGGAAGAGGGCGACGAGAGCATGGCCAAGCTCGACTGGATGGTGGAGTTCAAATTCATCCCTTGGCGCGGCGCTCTCGCCATTGGCCTTCCCCACCTCATCGGCGGACTCTCCGCAGCGCTCACCGGCGCACTGCGGGCGCTGATGGACTCGGCGCACATCAATAATGCGGCGACGATGCTGAAGCTCAAAGGCGCGAAGATTTCGGGCCAATCGCAGCAGGTGGAGGTGACGCAGGTGGCCGAGATCGAGGGTGCGCCGGGGGTGGACGACATACGCAAAATAGCAATGCCGATGCCATTCAACCCGCCGTCGCCGGTACTCATGGAGCTTCTCGGCTTCCTTACCACGGCGGCGAAAGGCGTAGTGACCACGAGCGAGGAAAAGATCGCCGATATCACCTCCAACGCCCCGGTAGGGACGACCCAGGCGCTCATCGAGCAGGGCGCTGCGGTATTCTCCGCCATTCACGCCCGCCTGCACCAATCGCAGGGCCGGGTGCTCATGATTCTGCAGCGTATCAACCGCTGGTATCTGGACGACATGCGCAAGGGCGACGTGGTGCAGGAGCTACCGATCAAGCGCGAAGACTTTAATCGCAACACCGACGTAATCCCAGTGAGCGATCCGCACATCTTCAGCGAAACCCAGCGGTTTGCGCAGAATCAGGCGGTGCTGGCGCTGATGGAGAAATACCCGGACCAGTTCGATCGCCGAGCGGTGCTGCAGCGGGTGATAAAGCAGATGAAGGTGCCGAACCCCACCGAGCTGATGCCGAGCATAGTGGAACCGGCGGAGATGAATGCGGCGGAGGAAAACGCATCGATGGCGATCGGACGCGCAGCGTTCGCATACCCGCACCAGAACCAACTGGCGCACATCCAAGCGCATTTGGACTTCGCGCTGAACCCGATGCTGGGCTCCTCGCCTATTATCGCTCCCTCTTTCATGCCTCCGTTCCTCGAACATTTCAAGCAGCACTTGATCCTCTGGTACATGGGCCACATGAACGGGTACGTCGAGGAGTCGCTGGGCAAGAAGCCCGAGGACTACGATGTGCCGGGAATCACGGGCGAGATCGACAAGCTGTACGCACTGGCGTCGCAGCATACCGACATGGACACGAAAGAAGCGTTCACTAAGGTCATGCCAGCGCTACAGAAGCTCGTGCAAACGATGCAGCAGTTTAAGCCCGAGCCGCCGATGGACGGATCGGATAAGGTGATCCTGCAAACGTCGATGGCGGAGACTCAACGACGTGCGAAACGGGACGAGATGGACGCGGCGAGGGACAAAGAGAAGCTCCAAGCGGACATGCTGGACAAAAACCGCCGGATGCAGATCGACATCGCAACGAACGCGAGCAACAATCTGACCGAGGAACGAATCAAGACAGCGGAGATATCGCACGATGCCTCCGTCTTGAAACACGAGCAGGAGAAGACTGCTCTCGCCGCGCTGGAAGGCGCTCAACAATCTCTAGGAGGTCAAAATGGCTACCAATAATGCAGGTCAAATGGGTCAGGATGTGAATATGCACAAGCGCATGGCGATGGGTGCGAAACTCGACGGGTCTTCGTTGGGTGCTAAAGAGGAGGCGAAATCCTCGAGTGGCAGCAAGCCCAAGATGGGCGCATTGACACAAGCGAAGAAGAAATAAAATGCGATACGTCAGCGACTTCGTGGGTGCAGTCGAAGAACGCAAGACGGCAATCGCTCGATCGTTAGTTGAGGGCAATGCCATCAACTTCGAAACCTACCAGCGATTGGTAGGACAGCACCAAGGGCTTGCAGAAGCTCTGGATATCCTTAACAATCTTCTAAAGGAAGAGGAAATAGACAATGATAGATAAACCGGTAGCTTTGAATGAAGCAGCGTTGCGGGAAGCATTTCCAGCAGTTGATCCCGGTGCTAAACCAGTAGGCGGACGTGTACTCGTCCAATGGCGGCAGACTCGAAAGACTGTCACCGAATCTGGGATTGTACTGGTCGAGGAGACCAAGGAAACGGAGAAGTGGAACAATCAGGTGGCGAAAGTCATCGCGCTGGGTCCACTGGCTTTCAAGAAACGCGACTCGCTCGAACCGTGGCCCGAGGGCAACTGGATCGAGATCGGGGACTATGTGCGAATGCCCAAATGGGGTGGAGACCGCTGGGAAGTACCCTACGGCGACCCCGACTTGGGCGAGACCGCATTGTTCAGTGTGTTTAACGATCACGAAGTAATCGCAAAGGTTACAGGTGATCCCTTGAAAGTAAAGGCATTCCTATGAATAGCGAAGATAAACTCGATTTGCAGGTATCGGAGGGCTCGGACGGGTCCGCGACGGTGCTGCTCCCACCCGGAGAAGCGCCGGATGTGGGTCAGAACACCGGTTCCAATACCGCGAGAGGTTCCGCAGACGCGGATGATGACCATGACGACGATTCGGGAGGTAGCGTGGACAACACGCCGGACCCCGACCCGCAGCGGGAGGCCATTCGATTGGCTCGGCGCGAGGAGCGAAATCTCAAGAAGAAGCTCCAAAAGGCGCGGACCGCCGAATCGTCCCATTTGATCACCACCCTGCAGCGGCAGAATGAGCAAATGACCGAACGGCTAGCGGTGCTGGAGAAACGCACCGCTGGGGCCGATGTAGCGCGACTGGACAAGGCGATCGAAGATGGCCATGTGCGGCTGCAATACGCGAAAATGAAGATCAAAGAGGCGACCGAGATGGCGGACGGCACCGGACTGGCCGACGCGCAAGAGGCTTGGTACGACGCCCGACGCCAAGTCGAGTCGCTCGAAGCGCTTAAAAAGCGCTCGGTCACCGCCCCAAGCTCGGCGGCTGTACCGAAAGCGCCCGACCCCCGGCTGAAACGGCTGGCGGGGGACTGGATGGCGCGAAATGATTGGTACGACCCGAATGGGAAAGATACCGACAGCAAGGTCGCGGTCAAAATCGACGAAAGTCTCGTCGAGGAAGGCTGGGATCCCAACACCCCCGATTACTGGATGGAGTTGGACAATAGATTGACAAAATACCTGCCTCACCGTTATAATGGTGCCAATGACGATCAGTCATCTGCTCAACATCGGAGACCAAGGCAAGTGGTAACTGGATCTGGACGAGAATCACAAAGTTCGCTTAAACCGAACGAGTTCCGTCTGTCTCCCGAGCGTGTGAGGGCCATCAAGGATGCGGGCCGGTGGGATAGCTTAGCCGAACGCAACAAGATGATCAAGAAATACGCTGAATATGACCGCTTAAATGCTAACAGGAGCTGAGAACATGAGAGATGACCGTCTAAAAAAAGATACTACCGCTGGTGGCCGTGAATCCCGCGCATCGCAGGATCGCCAACGTGCCGATGCCACTACACAGTTGGCTAGTGATCAGGAGCGTCGTAGGATGTTCCGGAACGAGTGGATTCAAGAATCCCTCCCCAAGCCCCCGGATGTTCCGGGATATCACGTGATCTGGCTGTCTACCACTAACGGCTACGATCCGATCCACAAACGCCTCCGCATGGGGTATTCTCCCGTCCTGATCGACGAAGTTCCGGGCTTTGAAAACTACAAAGTTAAAGCCGGTGAGCATGAGGGATATATCGCGTGCAATGAGATGCTTTTGTATAAAATTCCAGAGGACATTTACCAGTCCATCATGGAAGAGCTGCACCACTTTGCGCCTCAGGATGAAGCGGATAAAATCCGTATTCAAGCTGATAATCTTGGTCCGCGTGACAGCAAGGGTCGATCGTTAGGCGATATTGAAGGCGAAGGAATTCGTGAGCTTGACAAACCTATGCCCGTTCCGGTATTTACCTAACGGATTTCGAACTTCTTTGGAGAAAAGACAATGTCTTCTACAAATGCACCGTTCGGTCTGCGCCCTGCTTTCCACCCCTCCGGTTTGGATCGCGCTCAAGCGTTGGCTGGCGGTATTGCGTCGGCGTATAACACCGACATTCTAAAAGGCCAACCGGTCAAACTCAACTCGAGCGGCGTTATCGTCGTTGCAGCAGCAGGTGATTCCTTCCAAGGAGCATTCGCTGGTGTGGAGTGGACTGACACCACTGGTCGTCGTCGCGTATCGAACTATTGGCCAGCTAACACGGCTTACACCACTGGATCGTGCGTCGCTTATTTCTACAACGATCCTAACATCGTTTACGAAATCCAAGCGGACGGCTCGCTGGCTCAGACCTCCATTGGAGATCAAGCCGACCTGAGCAACACTACCGCTGGTTCTTCTACCACCGGTTTGTCGCAGTGCACACTGTCCACCACATTGGTGGGCGCTGGGAACTCTGCTCAGATGCGGATCGTAGATCTGGCTCCATACCCCGATAATGCTTGGGGCGATACGTACACGGTTGTGCGGGTAACTATTAACGAGTCGCAGTATCAAGCGACCGTTAATGCCATTTAAGGGGGACTGAACCATGGCCGCTCCTATGCGCAGTACGGACTTTAGAAGTATTGTTGAACCTATTCTCAACGAGTGCTTCGACGGTGTGTATGACCAACGAAAAGATGAATGGTCCCGTGTGTTCCGTGAGGAACAGGGCATTCCACGTAACTACCATGAAGAACCCGTCTTGTACGGTTTTGGTGCAGCTCCTCAGTTGCCCGATGGTACTCCAGTGACTTACCAACAAGGTGGTGTCCTGTTCCTGCAACGCTATGTGTACCAAGTCTTTGGCCTCGCCTTTGCCTTGACCAAAGTGTTGGTAGAGGACGGTGACCACATTCGAATTGGCCAAGTCTATGCTCGCCACCTCGCCCAATCACTGATTGAGACTAAAGAAACGCTGTCGGCCAACGTGCTGAACCGCGCTTTCAATAGCTCTTATCCCGGTGGTGACGGCGTGCAGTTGAGCAGCGCTTCTCACCCCATCGTGAATGGTACTTTCAGCAACCTGTTGTCGACCGCTGCTAACTTGTCGCAGACCTCGCTTGAGCAAATGCTCATCCAGATCCGCCAAGCAGTGGACAACAACGGCAAGAAGATCCGTTTGGTTCCACGTCAATTGATCGTGGCACCCGGAAATGTCTTCCAAGCTGAAGTGTTGCTCAAGTCGGTGTTGCGTGCGGGTACTGCGAACAACGACATCAACCCGGTCAAGTCTATCGGCTTGCTCGACGAAGGTGCCGCAGTTCTCTCCCGTCTTACCAACGCCAACGCATGGTGGGTTCAGACCGACGCTCCCGAGGGCATGAAACTCCTCATGCGTCGCGCACTGGAGAAAACCATGGAAGGCGATTTCGAGACTGACTCGATGCGCTACAAAGCAACCGAACGTTACCAAGTGGGTTGGACTGACCCACGCGGTATCTACGGCACGGCTGGCGTCTAATCATAGCGGGGGCTTCGGCTCCCGCTCCTTTAAGGAGAAAAGACAATGGCTCAAACCTATTTCGGTTCTACCCTGCGCACAGGCTCTGGCTCTTTGACTGACACAACGGATGGCGGCTATGTCGTCGTTTCTCAAGTTGTGACGGTCACTTCCTTGGCTACTGGCGCGGCGGCAAGCGGCACTATCACTCTTCCTGCGTACTCCCAAATCATTCAAGTTTTTGTTGATAAGGTCGTGACTCAGGTCGTCGGTGGTGGCACTGCTACGACTCTACCTTGCTTGGTAGGTTCTACCAGCGGCGGCGGCGAATATGTTCCATCCGTGGACATGTTTACCACTGTGCGCTCCAATGGTGTAATGACTGTGGCGACGCTGAATGCAATGGATGACATTGGGACAAACACAACTGTGTACTGCACCGTTGACCCCAATGGTACTGTTTCTACTACGCAAGCACAGATTCAATTCACTGTCGTTTATGCTCAGAAAGTTTGAGGAGGCACATCATGGGTCAATTCAAACCAATGGTCAAAATGATGACCACAGAACCATCAGTTGAGCTAAAACTCAAGACTGGTGGTTCAGCTACTTTCGCTCGGATGAAAGCCGAGGGCATCCCAAAGATGGGCGATAAAAAGCCTGTCAAGAAGATGGACGGCGGTGTTATGGGTGCTCTAGCGGGTCGGATGCCTATGGCTCCTCCCATGGGTGCTCCCGGCGCTGCTCGTGCTATGGCTGCAAAGCGCATGGCACGTCGTGCACCCGGCATGGTAGGACCGGACGCTATGTCCGCGACTCCTATGCGGCCAGCGATGAAAGAAGGTGGTAAAGCTGAACTCGCGCAAGATAAAGCCATGATCAAAAAGGCTTTTGCACAGCACGATTCACAAGAGCACAAAGGCGGTAAAGGTACTAACTTGAAGCTTAAAAAAGGCGGCAAGATGGCGACCGGCGGCGTTGTGAAAAGCACCAAACCGGGCGAGTACAAAACCGGTGGAGTAGTCGATGGTCAGGGCGGTTACAAAGCGGGTGGAATCATTAAGTCCACCGGTGGCGCATCCAAGGTGACCACTGCTCATCCCAATCACAATTCCGCGCCCACGGGCGATGTGAAAATGGGCAATGACGGCGGCTACAAAAAAGGCGGTGCTGCAAAAAAGCATTTTGCTACGGGGGGCGCAGTTGAAGACTCGGGTCGCGCCGTAGCAATGCCCAAGAAGAAACCGTCGGCTCCGGTAGCGATATCGCAGCTATCTGGCACGTTCAAGCGTGGCGGAAAAGTAAAAGCTGACGAGTGTTAATGGTGGGGGCTCCGGCCCCCACTTCTAATTGGAGAGATTTATATGGCTATTACGGCTACATCACAGACATTGTTCGATGGCGAAAGAGTAGCCATTATGAAGTTCTACGCGATGATGAGCGCGACAGAGAACGAATCCGCCGTCGTTAAAGTTAATCCGGCGAATCTTACCCCATCCAACGCCGGTGGCGCATGCGATGCCGTAAGCATTTTGAAGGTAACCGCGCTGACGCACGGTCTTGAAGTTCAGATGAATTGGGTGGCTACGGCCCCGGTGGTTATCGAACTAATACCGCAGAATAACTCGTACACGCAAGACTTTTCGAAAATCGGAGGGTTAACTAACAACGCCGGTGCCGGGAAGACCGGCTCGATCTCCTTTACCACTTTTGATGGTAGTGCAGGAGATGCGTACACGGTGATTCTCGAAATGCAGAAACACTACGTTAACCCTGTGACCTGAGCATGCCCAGCAAATCGCCCTCCCAGCATCGAATGATGGAGGCGGTCGCACATAATCCTGCGTTCGCCAAGAAGGTGGGTATTCCTCAGTCGGTCGGGAAAGATTTCGCAAGAGCTGATAAAGGCAGGAAGTTCGCCAGCGGGGGTCCGAGTTTAGCGATTGGGCGCGGAGAAAAGCTTTCGGCGCAAGATGGTGCAGGATTGACTGCAAAAGGTCGGGCGCGGTATAATCGAGCGACCGGGTCGAATCTGAAGGCCCCCCAACCCCAAGGCGGGGCTAGGCGCGACTCATTTTGCGCAAGGATGGGGCCGGTAGCGGAGAAGTCCGAAAAGGGCAGCAGAGCGAGAGCATCAATGCAACGATGGAATTGTCCGGGGTGGTAAAGATGAAAAAAATGCGTAAATTCAGTATTGGCGGCCCCTCCGATAGCGTCGAGCGGGCTGATCCACTGAGCGATGAGAGTTCGCCCAAGGGCAAGCCGTTGGAAATCGCGGCAGCATCGTTCCGCATGCCCGAGCCCGAGCCAGAGCCGAAACCCGAGCCGAAAGCGGTCGCGGCTAGGCCGAGCGTACCGAAAGTAGTAACCGCAAAGATGATGCGGGACGAAGGGTTCGACAATCTGCGCGACTATATGAATTCAAAACTCGGATTGGTGAGGCGCAGGGAGTCGCAACCGCCCGCCGAGGAGATGTACCCGATTAAAGACGCACCGGTAGGCGCGGGGCGAGGCAAGGTAGCCCCACCCACCGTCGGTGAAGTGCAATCGATGGCGGGGAAGTTGAAGCGAGAGCTGAAAACCAAGAACATATCCGACACCGGAATGCGGGAGTTGGCGACTGAAAAGCTTGTGGGATGGGCCGACGACGAGAAGGGCCAAAAATTCCGGATGTACAAGAAGGGCGGTCGCATTAATCTCGCGGATTGTAAGGTTAACACCGTTGCCAAGAGCGGCAGAAAATCGGGGTGGTAGCAGATGGCATACTCCAACACCGTCGGCCAAACAGTCCTCAATGTACAGACGTTCATTGATCACGGTGCTCGTCGGTGCGGCAAGCTCGCCGAGGAATTAACATCGGAGCAGCAACTCTCGGCTCGCGAGTCGTTGTTCATTCTGCTCACTAACCTGTCCAATATCGGCATCAATTACTGGGCGATCGACAAGAAAGTATTCGGGGTCACCGCCGATAACTACATTTATTCGCTTCCCAAGGGGTCGATCGAAGTGCTCAATGCGCTCTATCGCAAGATGAATCGCCCGAGTGGTGGTTACTATTCTTCGGCTGGCGGCAACGTGGACTACGCGTTCGACGGCGACGTGGACACAACGTGCCAGCAGACATCGGCCAATGGTTACATCTCGGTGGATTTCGGCACCGACAACCCCATATATGCGGGTTCCATCGGCGTCCTGCCTTATGTCTCGGGTGGTGGTAGCGCGGTCTGGACCTTTGCGTTGCAGTATAGCATCGACGGGAGCACTTGGCTAGATCTGGAAAGCGTCCAGTCGACCACCGTGACCGATAATGAGTGGCTCTGGTACGACATTAACCCGGGCCAAAGCGTCGAATTCTACCGCATCCAAGCGTCCGGCGGCACCACGCTCGCCTTGCGCGAATTCTTTGTGGGCAACAATTCGACCGAGATCACGATGGCGCGACTGAATCGCGATGACTACACGAATCTGCCGAACAAGAATTTTACAGCGAACCAGCCGTTTCAGTTCTGGTTTAACCGCACGATCCCTCAACCGCAGCTGTGGTTATGGCCCACCCCGAGCGACCCGTTGGTGCAAATGACTGTCTGGTACTCGCGCCAAGTTATGGACGTGGGGGCACTAACGAACGAGATCGAAATCCCGCAGCGTTGGTACGAGGCGATTTTGATGCAGCTCTCGCACCGGATGGGGTTGGAGTTGCCCAATGTGCCGTTGGACCGCGTCCAATATTTAGAAGCCAAGGCGAACGAGTACACGAATCTAGCCGAGCAGGAGGAGCGCGACAAGTCCCCGATTTACTTCGCCCCAGCGATAGGGGTGTACACGGCATGAGCATCTTCCTCGACACTCGTGGTAATACGACACTCTCGATCGCGGTGTGCGACCGTTGCAAGATGAAGCGGGCGCACTCGGTAATGCGTCCGGACCCTAATTTCCCGGGTTTGCAGGTTTGCAACGAAGGTTGCGCGGACCAAAAAGACCCGTATCGACTGCCCGCGAGGCAGACTGAGCGTATTACGATTCGCTTCCCGCGCCCGGATGTGTCCGTGGCTGTTCAAGATAACAATCTGATATCCACTGGATACGGCGGTTGGGTGCTCTCCCCGGAGCAGAATACTCAAACACCCGAGAACAATGGTAATTTGGATAGTATAACGTTGAGTCCCTAAATGGCTAACTTAACCATCACGCAGCTACCAGCAGCCGGGACGATCACCGGAACCGAATCTGTACCCATAGTTCAAAATGGGCAGACGGTTCGGACGACCACTGCGGCGATTGCGGCGTCCCCATCGCAAACGCAGACGTTCCTGACGAAGAATCAAGAGCCGACTCTACCCAATTCTCGATACCTTTCGACCGGTTCCGGACTGGGTCTGACCGATGGTGGAGCGCAGTCTTACCTCCGTCTGGAGTTCAACGGGGCAGCAGCGAGCCTCGAGACAGTATCTCCGGGCGTTCTCGTTAAGACCGGAGCTACCACCATAGCTAACCGCACGCTCACGGCCTCCGGAGCGGGTCTCTCGATTACCAACGGCAACGGTGTCGCGGGCGATCCAACGTTCGCACTGAGTGGCCTAGCGCTCGCCATAGCCAACGCATCGGGCACTGGAATGCTTGCGGTGGTCGGAGGAACCACAATCGCGGGTCGCCAGATTTTCGGGACGGCGAACCAGATCGATGTGGCGAATGGCAATGGATCCAACGACCCCGTACTAACCCTCGCGAGCAATGCAGTACTCCCCGGAACGGGTGCGGTAACACTCCCGCAAGGGTCGAATGCACAGCAACCGGTGGGTGCGAGTGGTCAAATGCGGTTCAATACCGATACAAATACGTTCGACGGGTATGCGAGTGGTTCTTGGCGTACTTTCTCGCTCGCTGGGGGCGTCACCACATTTAGCGCCGGGTCCACCGGGTTCACTCCGAGTACTCCAGTCACCGGCGCAGTAACTCTGGCGGGTGTTCTAAATGCTTCGAACGGCGGTACGGGCGCGGCGACCCTCACCGGATATGTCTTTGGTAACGGGACGTCCACGATGACGGCCTCAACCACTATTCCGACCACTGACTTATCGGGTACTGTATCCAACGCGCAGCTCGCAAATTCCTCGGTGACCTACAACGGGGTCAACGTGGCGCTCGGCGGGTCCGGCACTATTTCCGCGATAACCACGAATGCACTGACGATAGGTACGGGGCTTACGGGAACCTCCTACAATGGTTCGGCGGCGGTCACGATAGCGATCGATAGTACGGTAGCCACGCTGGCGGGTACTCAAACCCTAACGAACAAGACGATCAATGGGTCGAACAATACACTGAGCAGCATTGCGAATAGCTCGCTCACCAATTCGGCGGTCACTATAGGTACAACGGCGATTTCGCTCGGTGCGACTAGCCTCACGTTGGGCGGGTTGTCCTCCGTTGCGGTTACAGCCGACCCGACGACGGCTCTGCAGCTGACGACGAAGCAGTACGTGGACAATCTCGCCTCGACTGGGTTGTACTACCACGATCCGGTGCAAGTGTCGACGACTCAGAGTCTAGCGGCCCAAACGGGCGGTACGGTGACCTACAACAACGGGGCTTCCGGTGTTGGGGCGACCATTACGCTGTCCGTGGCGCTGACCGTTCTTGACGGCTATACGTTGCTCAACACCAACCGGATTCTAGTGCAGAACGAGGTGAACCAAGCGTACAATGGCATCTACGTCTGGGCTACCGGCGGTACGGTTCTGACCCGTTCCACTGATGCCGACTCCTATGGACCCGGCACGGGGGACTTGAGCCAAAACGACTACTTCTTCGTCCAAAATGGTACGGTGCACGCTGGTAACTCGTTTGTCGTAACCACGGTTGGAACGATCACCTTCGGTACTACCGCGATCACCTTCGCGCAGTTTAGCACCTCGCAGGTGTACACCGGAACGACTCCGATCCAAGTCTCGGGCACGGTGATCTCTCTCACCACAGTCCAGACCGGATCGGGCGGCACCGGGTTGACCTCTTTCACCGCTGGCGATCTGCCGTACTACGCATCCGGCACAGCGCTGTCGAAGCTCGCGATCGGGTCGACCGGCTATGTACTCACCTCTTCCGGGACCGCTCCGCAGTACGTGGCGCAGTCCACACTCGCGGTGGGTTCGGCTACGGACGCGACGAATCTGGCGATCTCGGCGAGTACTACGAATGCGGACTACCCGATCACGGTGGTGAGCACCAATACCGGCAATTTGCCCCAATACGTGGCAACGGGCTTAACAGCAAATCCGTCTACTGGTAAAATTACGGGTGGCGTTTCTGGAGGAACTTTCTAAATGGCACAAACAGGATATACCCCGATCCAGTTGTACTACAGTACGACGGCTGCGGCAGCGCCTACTTCGGGCAATCTCGCCAGCGGCGAGCTGGCGCTGAATATACAAGACGAGAAGCTGTACTTCAAAAATGCAGCCGGAACGGTCAAGCTGTTGGCGAGTAACGCTACAACGACCAACGTCGCATCCTTCCAAACGTCGCTGGGTGGGTTAACACCGAGTACGGCGACCACCGGGATTGTAACGCTGGCGGGAACGCTCAACACATCCTCGGGCGGTACGGGGTTGACGACTTTCACCGCTGGCGACTTGGCCTACTACGCCTCGGGCACGGCGCTCACCAAGCTCGGGATCGGGACGGCGGGCCAGATCCTGACCTCCTCCGGCACCGCCCCTCAGTGGAGCACGCTCAGCGGCGTGGCGGTCACAACGATATCATTCGGCACGACTGGCCTCACTCCAGCGACTGCGACTTCGGGCGCGGTGACTGTTGCAGGAACTTTGGCTACAGCCAACGGCGGTACAAACCTGACCACCTTCACTTCTGGTGGTGCGATGTATGCCACTTCTACCTCTGTGTTGACGACTGGCACTTTGCCTGTCACAGCAGGCGGTACAGGGCTTGCCACAATCACCGCAGGGCGCATTTTGTATGGCGCTGGTACATCAGCCCTCGGAAACTCCGCAAGCCTCTTCTGGGACTCTGCTAACAGCCGTTTCGGTGTTGGTACTGCAACTCCTGCAGTGACCACCGAATTGGTGGGTACTGATGCCATGCTCATCCCGAAGGGGACGACAGGAAACCGCCCTACAGGCGTATCGGGCTACTTGCGGTTCAACACCACTTCGACCGAGTTTGAGGGCTACAACGGCACTGCATGGGCATCGGTGGGGGGTGCGGCGCTAAGTAACGACACCACAACCGCGACGAATATTTATCCGCTTTCTGCGGCGGCGACAACTGGCACTGCATCAACGGTGTACACATCGAACGCCAATTTCCTGTACAAGCCCAGCACGGGGGATTTGAGCGCAATAGCGCACATCTCTACCAACGGCATCACGCTGAACGCAAACACGATTGCTACAAGTTACACTATTGCAGCGACGAACAATGGTCTATCGGCTGGCCCAGTATCAATCAATGGCGGTGTAACAATCACAGTATCCACCGGCTCGGTTTGGACAGTTATCTAAAGGACAAAACATGAGTGCAGTACAAATCTCAGGTAATGCCAGCGGCACGGGTACGTTGACCATTGCCGCACCCAGCACGAACACCAACAGGACGCTGACGCTGCCTGATAACACCGGCACTCTACTGACTACCGGCTCTACCTTTGCTGGTACTGGGCCAACATTTAGCGTAATTTACAGCTCTCTTAGTGTTCCAACTGCAACTGTTACATACTTTACAACTTGCACTACAAGTTTTGATACTGCATCTTGCGTTAATTTAACCACAGGAAGGGTATTACCTCTTATTGCTGGTTATTATTTTGTAACTGGGCAAGCTGGCTATGATGTTAATGGTATTACAGCAAGCTCCGTAGTTTCAGGGGTACAAAAAAACGGCGCGGATGTTAATGTTGTTGGTGGTGTTGGTCAAGCATCAGCCTACCCCAGAATTGTATGTTCTGGAATAATTTATTGTAATGGAACAACAGATTATTTGCAGTTATACGCATATCAAAATGGCGCTACTACAGCTACTTCCGTGTATGGCAGATTATTTGGTGCATTAATAAGGGCTGCATGATGACACTCTATGAAAAAATTAAAACCTTGTATCCAGAATTACAAGTTTTAGAATTTCGACTCGAATTTGGAACTATTACATTGGTGAAAGAGGGTGATATTGAATACATAGCCAAGTGGGAACACCCCACACTTGCACGACCTACTGAGGAGCAATTAGCATGACCTTAGCAATCTCCGGCACAACCGGCATCACCCTAGCCACGCAGTTTGACTCTGCCAGCACCTTTGGGTTTAAAAACCGCATCATTAACGGCGCAATGGTTATTGACCAGAGGAATGCTGGGGCTGCTGTTACTGTAAATACTGGAACCCAAACATTTTCTCTTGACCGCTGGTTTGGTCAAGCTACAGCATCTTCTGGTGTTTTTACATTAACACAATCATCTACCGTACCCGCTGGATTTACAAAATCTATGCTTGTAACTGTAACAACAGCAGATGCCAGCCTTGCAGCATCAGATTTATATCTTATATCACAAACTATTGAAGGTTTTAACGCTGCTGATTTAGGTTGGGGAACTGCATCTGCTGCAACAGTAACGCTTTCGTTTTGGGTTCGTTCAAGTGTTACTGGAACTTTTGGTGGTGCATTTGTAAATAGCGCAGCAAATAGGTCATATCCTTTTACATACTCTATTTCTGCTGCTAACACTTGGGAGCAAAAAACTATTACTGTTGTTGGTGATACGTCTGGGACATGGGTTACAGACAATGGAATTGGAATTCGTGTTTACTTTGGACTTGGATTAGGCTCTACATATAGTGGCACGGCAGGGGCTTGGGCGGGAGCTTTTTACATCTCAGCCACAGGTGCTACAAATCTTATGGCAACCAACGGAGCCACCTTCTATATTACAGGCGTACAGCTAGAGAAAGGTTCTACTGCCACCAGCTTTGACTACCGGCCTTATGGTACGGAGTTGGCTTTGTGTCAGCGGTACTACTACAGAGTATCTGCGGCTAGTGCTAGCTTTGCTGAATATGGGACTGGCTACATAAACGCAACATCACAAGCTGCAATATTGACTGTATTTCCAGTGACTATGAGAATTCCACCAACAGCCGTTGAGCAAAGTGGCACGGCTGGTCATTATGGTCTCTTAAATTTGAATGTAAGCACTATTTGCACATCTGTTCCAACATTTTCTTATGGAGCAGTAACTTCAGCAAGAACGTCATTTAACACAGGTGCAACTTTGGTTGCTGGTCAGGGTTGTATGGGAAGGTCTGAAAGTACATCTGCTTATCTTGGATGGAGTGCCGAACTATGATTTACAAAATTCATTCAACCAACATGGACGGTCAAATTGTCTATGCCCGCATTGACGATGATGGCAAATGCTATCTGACCTGTACAGAAGACCACCCAGAGTTCAAAGAATGGGTTGAGGCTGGCAACACACCCCTACCCGCAGATGAGGTAACACAATGATTCATTTCAACCAAATAGCAAACCCGCCACAGCCTACATATAGACCAATGTGCGTTGCTTGCGAAGGGCGTGGTGTAGTGCCAAGCCTGAAGTCTGTGCAACGCTGTGAGCAATGCAACGGCACAGGTAAAGAAAACACACCTGAGGAGGCAACACAATGACCATCGCGCTCAACGGCACAAGCGGAATTACCAACGTTAACGGCACTGCGGCTGCGCCTGCCATCACGGGGACGGATACCGACTCTGGTATGTACTTTGGTACGAACATAGTCGCATTAGCTACCAACGGCACAAACGCTGTCTATGTAGACGCAAGCCAAAACGTGGGGATAGGGACTACCTCAACAACCCCAAGATTTAGTGTAGTTTCTACTTCTGGTACTTACAGTGGCGGTATTCGGGTAAACGGAAATTCAAGTGGAAATAACCAGTCTGGTATGTACATCGTTGGTTGTCAATCAACAGCAAAATACAACTTTCTTATTGGTTCTCAATTTAATGTAGATAACGCTTTTGAGATAACGCCATCAACTGCTGTTAACGGAACAACATTTAGCACTCCTGCGATGGTCGTTGACTACAGCGGTAACTCAATATTTGGAAAAACAACAACAGCGATAGGCACTGTTGGTGCATATATAGCTTCAGCTGGAAGAATAACTATATCTAACGCAACAACTACATCTGCTGATGATGGACTACAAATTTATTCAACTGGAGCAGCAAATTATCGTTTTTGGGTCGGCATGGACGGCACTATTCATGCTGTTTCAACGAGTATTGTCGCTATTTCAGATGCATCATTAAAAACAAATGTTAAAGACCTTGAAACAGGTTTAACTGAAGTAATGGCGTTAAAACCTCGCCGATTTGATTGGATTAATGGTGACGGTACTAATGTAGCTGGATTTATTGCACAGGAACTTGAGCAAGTTTTACCTGAGTTGGTAGTTGAATCCAAGTATTCACAAGATGAACAAGGCAACCAAATTACTAAAAAATCTATCAAGATGGGCGACATACTGCCTACCTTGGTAAAAGCTGTCCAAGAACAGCAAGCCCTAATCACATCCCTAACTGACCGCATTGCGGCGCTGGAAGCAAAATGAACGACAAACTAACTCTCTCCACTCAACTGGTCAACCAAATCCTCGGCTACTTGGGTTCACGACCATATCAAGAAGTGTTCGCCCTGATTGATGCCTTGCAAAAAGAGGCTCAAGCCAGCATGGCAGAGCAACCAAAAGCGGAGTAATGAATGGAAGCGGTTCACGAATTAGCCACCGAAACAGACAAGCGCCTAAGCGTCCACGAGGCGATATGCGCCAGCAGATACGAGAACATTCAAGCCCGCTTTGACGAAAGTTCCAAGCGCATGAATAAGATTGAGTACCTGCTGTATGGGGTGATTGTCTGCGTGCTGTTTGGCCCCGGCGTGGCTGGGGAACTCATCAAAAAAGTTTTGGGGTTGTAAATGAGCGAGGAAAAAATTCAAAACATGGAAGCCAAAAGCCAATTTATTGAGAAGATTACGTTCGCGCTTCTCCCTTTATTATTTTCTTGCGTTGTCTATTTAATGAGCGCCTTGTCAAACTTGGCGCATGAGGTCACCATTCTCAACAGCAAAATTTCGCTCGTTGTCACATCAGACAACAAGCAGGCGTCGAACACCGGGGCCGAACTAGCGCGTGAAAAGTTGCGCCAAGACCTAGAGAAAGAGATTCAACGCAACCGAGACCAGATTGCTGAGAATCGAATGCACATCGCCATCTTAGAAGAGAAGGTTTCAGTGAACAAGGCAATCAAAACTTTGACTGGAAAGGACTGACATGATTCCAATCGTTGCATCATTGCTTGGTACATTGGCTCAGAACGGTCTGGGCCTTTTGTCTTCTGCAATTCAAGCAAAGGGTAAAGAAGTGGTTGAGAACGCTCTGGGCGTGAAGATTTCCGACAACCCAAGCCCCGAAGAGGTCAGCAAATTGCGTCAGTTGCAGTATGACCACGAAGAGCGCTTGCTTGAGTTGGGCATTGAAAAGGCTCGTGTTGAGCAAGAAGAAATGAAAATCTTGTTGGAGGCACAAGCGAATCAAGAAGACAACATCAGCGACCGTTGGAAGGCCGATATGTCTTCCGACTCTTGGCTGTCCAAAAACATTCGTCCAATGGCCCTAATTGCCATTTTTGTGGCGTTCTTTTTGTTCACCATGATGTCGGCCTTTGGGCATAACGCACAAGAAAGCTATGTAAATTTGCTGGGCCAGTGGGGCCAAATAATCTTCCTCGCGTATTTTGGCGGTCGAACAGTAGAGAAGCTGGCGGACATGAGGAGCCGAAAATGAGCCTCAGCCAAGAACAAGCCGCATTCCTACTGGATGCCTGCAAACTCATCCAATACGCCACTGAGCAGGGTTTTATGGTCACTGGGGGCGAGTTAGCCCGTACCCCTGAGCAACAGGCCATCTACGTCAAAACGGGCCGTAGCAAGACTATGCTGTCCATCCACCTCAAGCGGTGCGCTATTGACTTGAACTTCTTCAAGGATGGGCAGATAATCTGGGACAAAGGCATTCTCGCGCCGCTGGGCGCTTACTGGGAGTCACTCCACCCCAAGAACCGTTGGGGAGGTAACTTTAAATCACTGGTGGATTGCCCGCATTTTGAAAGAAACGTGGGGGGTTGACCTTCGGACGAAACACATGGTAAAATATGAATTGCACCGGTCAATAGAGGGGTAATAGCATGACTACTGCTGTGATGATGACTTACGATAGTCTAGTTGAAGACATCCAGCAGTATCTGGAGCGTATCGACGCTGCCACGCTGGCCAAGATCCCCACCTTCATCATGCTCTGCGAGCAAAAGCTCGCCGCCGACATCAAATTCCTCGGCAATCTCACTGTTAATACCAGTGCCATGGTGCAGGGAGCAAACGTGATTGACAAGCCCGCTCGGTGGCGCAAGACCGTGTCCATGAATGTGACGGTGGCCGGAGAGCGCCAACCGGTCCTGCTGCGCAAGTACGAGTACATACGTGAGTATTGGCCCAACCCCGCGTCCGAGGACGTGCCGAAATTTTACTGTGACTACGATTACACACATTGGCTCGTTGGACCCACGCCGGATGCGGCTTATGACTTTGAAGTGCTGTACTACGAGCGTGCTCAGCCGCTGGATTCAAGTAACCAGACCAACTGGTTCACCCAGTATTCGCCCCAAGCGATGCTCTACGGATCGCTGCTCCAAGCGATGCCATACTTGAAAAATGACGCCCGATTCCCGTTGTGGAAAGCCGAGTACGACGACATCGTGCGGGTGCTGAAGGGCGAAGATCTCACCCGTATTGGTGACCGACAAGCAACGGTACTAGATTCATGAGCTTCAATTCCCCATTCACTGGCAACGTCGTTCAACCGACCGATGTTTCGTATCGCTCCATCGCGATAGCCAACACAACCCTCCAGCTCTCGTGGCCTATTAATGGTAGCGCGACCGACAATGCCGCTGCTCGCATTATGGAGGTCGCCACTACTGGGGTATCCGAACTATGGATGCCACCCGCGAACCAAACCTCAGTAGGCAATGATGCGTTGATTCGAAACACCGGAGGGGAAAACTTCACCGTCATGGATTATGATGGTGTCCATACGATTGTCACCGTAGTACCCGGTGAAGCGCAGTATATATACATCACCGATAATCCGGACGAGCAAGGGACATGGGGGATTATAGCCTACGGCATTGGCTCCTCCGGCGCTGACGCCGCTACACTCGCCGGGTATGGATTAGTGGCAATCGGGCAGACTTTGAATCAGTCGCACCCCGTTACGACTTTCTCGTCTAACCGTGCAGCGACGAGCGCTGATCGAGCCGAAACGTTAGTGTGGACGGGGGGAGCGGGTACGCTGACGTTGAATGGGGCATCGACGCTGGGGGCCAATTGGTTCACACTAGTGCGGAATGCGGGCACTGGTGCGTTAGCGGTGAATACCAACGGCTCGGATCTGCTGAATGGTTCGACCACTGTGACTTTCCAAGGTGGTGACTCCGCGATTATCGTATGCTCCGGCACTGCATTCTACACGGTGGGACTAGGCAAGAATTCGCAGTTCAACTTCACGCAGCTCACCAAAGCGGTGACCAGCGGCTCGTACACGTTAACGTCGTCCGAAGCCACAAACGTGATTCTGAAGTTTACTGGCACGCTCACCGGGAATGTAACGATCATCGTACCGCAGACGATCCAAGTGTACTATGTGCAAAACGCGACCGATGGTACGGTGGCCAACTACACCGTAACGATCTCCACCGGGGTTTCGGGCGCTTCAACCGCTTCGATTGCATCGAATCAACAGGCCACGCTGGTCTGCGATTCCGTCAACATCCTCAATGCCAACACCGTGCTCGCTGGTGCCGTATCTATCGGCCTCATTGATGGCAGCGTCTCGAGTCCCGCATTGTACTACGGCAACGAACCCACCACCGGTATGTACCGAGCCGGTAGTGGGCAGTGGAACGTCTCCATCCTCGGCGTGTTGCGCTTAACACTAACCGCCACCGGCCTGACCTACGCCGGGACCGGCACATTCTCCGGCGGCATCTCCGGGGGCGTGTTTACATGACGATGAAAGTCTTCGCTCTCGATACTAAACCCGGTATACAACGGGATGGTACGGTGTTCGACATGGACTTCTACACTGACGGTCGGTGGGTACGATTTCAACGTGGTCGTCCGCGTAAAATCCGGGGGTATAAGCAGATTAGTGCCGACTTAATTGGTCCGTCTCGCGGCATCTGGATAAATGCGCAGGACAACTTCACCTCCATCTTTAGCGGGCACAGTGATGGGTTGCAAACGATAGTGATCGATGAAAATGGTATCGGGGCGGGAGCCACCGTATTCACACTCAACAGCTTTACAGCGAGCGCACTTAATCTGTGGCAATTCGACGGGTTTTATAATCGCGAAGGCGTGGATAATACGGTCGTGGCCCACCCGGGTCAAAATCTCGCCGCGATCGATAGCACCACGAACACTCCGGTGCTTATCGGGAGCATATCGGGGTCAACGCTTAACCCAATCGGCATTTTCACCATTGCTGCCACACTCGCCACCTCCGTCACCGTCACCGTAGCCAACACCGACTTGATCGGGGTGGGGCAAGTCGTGACCGGGACGGGCATACCGGCGAACACAACGGTGGCGAGCGTGGTGAACGCCACAAGTTTTACGATTTCGAACGCCGCCACGATCTCCGGCGCTTCGACCCTGACTATAGACAACGAGGTCGACGTATCGGGTGGTGTCGTCGTATTGCATCCGTACATATTCGTATATGGCAATGATGGTCTGATTCGCAACAGCGCTGCGGGTGATCCCGATGATTGGGTGAGCGCCGATGCGAACGAAACGAACGTGGCCACTGGCAAGATCGTGCAAGCTCTCCCGGTTAGGGGTGGATCGAACGCGCCTTCTGGGCTGTTCTGGTCGATTGATTCGCTGGTCCGGGTGTCCTATATAGGGGGCCAAGGCACGCCGCCACAATTCTGGCGCTACGATATTATAACGAGCCAAACATCGATACTCTCGAGCCAGTCCGCGATTGAGTACGACGGGATATATTACTGGTGTGCTGTCGATCGGTTCATGTTGTATAATGGTGTGGCCAAAGAGATTCCGAACAACATGAACCAGAATTACTTCTTCGATAACCTCAACTACGCGCAGCGCCAGAAGGTGTGGGTGTCCAAAGTGCCGCGATTCGGAGAGATATGGTGGTTCTACCCTCGGGGCGACGCCACTGAATGCACGGACGCGATTATTTACAACGTGCGGGAAGGCACTTGGTACGACGCCGGGGAAGCGAACGGTGCTAGGCGTTCGGCTGGATATTTCTCCCAAGTGTTCCCATACCCAGTGAATGCCGGATGGGATGTGATCGAGTCGGAAGTCGTGTTCTCAGCTAGTTATGCGCTGACCTCAGGCAGTAACATCCTGACCAGTGACACGTACAACGGCGATGTGGAGCTGAGTCAAGTCGTGACCGGAACCAGTATCCCGAGCGGCACTGTCGTGACCGGTATAACATCCAGTGGGATCAAGACGCTCGGAGCGATAACCGGTGGCACGCTCTACACCAACGGAACCTACACCGGGGTGGCGCTCACGGGTGGAACCGGACACGGGGCTGCGGCCACCATAGTAGTAGCGGGCGGCACAGTTACCACAGTCACCATCACGAGTTTAGGGGCTGCCTACATTATCGGCGGTGTGCTCAGCGCGGCGGCGGCGAGTATTGGCGGTACTGGTAGCGGATTCTCGGTGCCAATCACCGCGATCTGGACGCAGATCATTACACTGTCTCAAGCGGCGACAGCGACAGCGACGGAGACGCTAACGTTTAGTACCCCTGTGGACCGCATCAACCTGTGGCAACATGAATTCGGAACCGATGCGATCATCGGCGACATTCAAAACGCGATCGAAAGTTACTTTGAAACCAATGATCTCGGGTGGGTCTCGGGTGGCCCATCCCAACCCACGGGAGTCGGCGACAATGTGGGGCTGCATATCGAACGCTTGGAACCTGATTTCATCATGAGTGGCGAGATGGAACTGTACATCTACGGTCGTCCCTTCGCGCAATCTGAGGATATCGTCACTGGGCCATACTTCTTCGACCAAACCACCGGTCGGATCGACCTCCGCGAGCAGCGTCGCGAGCTTCGGCTCCGATTCCGCAGTAACGTGCAAGGCGGCGATTACCAGCTCGGTCGCCTACTGCTCAACGCCGATTTCGGCGACGTGAGGCCATACTAATGAACGTCGCTCTCGTCTACGATCCTCGCTTCCACTCATGGGACTCTTGGGCCAGTCTGATGTGCGAGTTGTATGCGACTCAAGAACTCGAAATCCCAAGCGTAGAGGAAAACTGGCAGGGGTGGGCGGCGGGATTCAAGGGTATTGACACGCTGTCGAACGAAGCGATCCCGGACCCGTATAATTTCGACTATTGGTTCGACTGGGCAGAAGCTGTAGTCAATGCCGTAAATCCAGCAGTAGGTGCATGATGGCGATGACCGCAGACACATCTTCGGACGAAATTAAAGAAGTGAATCGTATATGCTACGACTACTTTTTGCAGGAAGCCGCATCGGAAGATCAAGCCAAGAAGATGATGGATGGACTTGCGCGGATCACCAAAGATAAAGGTGTGAAGCTCGTGCACTTGGGCAACACGGTGTTCCTAGTGATAGTAAAAGGCAAAGGGCTGGTTGAGGTGCACACCATGACCACCAAAGAAGACTCGGTATCGCTGGCTCGTAACTTCGTTCAGCTCGCCAGATACCTCAAGAACATCGGAGTGCGAACAGCGTACACGTACGCCGATGACCCCAAATTCGCGGTGGTAGCTAAACGCACCCGGTTGCCTTTCAAGACTAAAGAAGTGTTGCAACCGGGAACGAACGCTACTACCACCGCATACTACCTGACGTTCTAATATGCCAGCAGCAGTCGTAGCACTTATAACGCTAGTCGGCGCAGAGACGGTCGGCGCGGCGATTATCACCACTATTGCCGCCGATGTAGTCGTATCCACTGCTGTCGCCACTGCTGTCGGCGCTGCTGCGATCTCCGGTACTGCCGCTGCACTTCAAGGGGGGAAACCCAGCGACATACTTAAAGCCGCCGTTCTCGGCGGCGCTAGCTCTTATGTGGGTGCATACGTCGGTAACGTAGTCGGAGCGGAGGTGGGGGCAATCACTGGAAGTCCGGTGGCAACGATTATTTCGACTAATGTGGCTAAAAATGTCACTGCTGCGGCGATTACCGGGCGCGATCTTAAAACTGCGGCTCTAACCGGGCTTGCGGCGGGTGTGCCATTGATGCTTGGCAGTGTCGAGGGCTTCTCGAACCTGCCCGAATTTGCTCGTAACGCGATTTCAAGTGCTACAGTCGCAGCGGTGACCGGCAAAGATGTAGGCACAGCCGTAGTGGCCTCGGCACTCCAAAGCGCGAACATACTTGGCTCCGCGATTAATTCGAACGACACCACTCGAGCGTTCTTCGCAGACCCGAATAATAAGTCGGCGGTAACGCTTGTGTCGAATGCGTTTAACTACAGCATGAGCGCGACGATACAAGGCCGAGATGTGTCGAAAGCACTGGAACAATCGCTTGTGCAGTCGATGACGCAGATCGTCGCATCGGACGCGAATAAGAATCTGAAGCAGTACACGAAGAGCGCACAGAATGCGTATACTACAGCGCAAGCACAAGAAAAATCGATGCTCGCGGCGAGTACCCGAGAAGCCAACGCGATCACTACGTACAACAACCTCAATACTCCGCTGCGCGAGAAGTACGAGAAGCAGGAGGCGCTAGTAGCGGATTTCAATACTAAGAAAGCGGTGTGGCAAAGCTTGGTGGATGCGGGCGATAATGAGGGCGCTAACGCAGCAGTGGGTGAGGTGAATGCGGCGGCGGCTCAAGCTAATGCGGCGGTCGAAGACCTCAATACATACTACAATGCGAATAAAGATAAAATCGAAAGCGCGAAAGCGGAATTTGAAAGTGCGAACAGCAGCGTAAAGACGACGAGTGAGACCTACAACGCGGCGCTAGCGACGTTGAAAGACGCGTCGTCAACGTTAGATACTCAGGTCAACGAATTCCAGAAATATGTGGATACGGAGACCGCCAAAGCGGTAGATCCGTACGAAACGTCGAAGGAGGAAGCGCGGCAATACTTCCAAACCCAAGGGTACACGCCGACCGAGGAAGAGCTGAATCGGTACGTGGGTATGAATATCGAGGCCGAAACCGGGCAGAAGATTGGGGAGTCGTTCGATCCACTGGCCGTGACCTCCAGTGAAGCTGGTGAAGCGTTTGCAAAAGAGGGCTACACGCCGCTACAAGAGCAGATAAACGAGTACCTCGGAAATCGGAATGAAACCGAAACGTTAGCCGCGCTCAGGGCCCGGTACGATCCGCTGGCGACGATGAGCGATGAAGCGCTCGAATTCTTCAAGACCGAAGGATATGTGCCGTCGGATCAAGAGCTGAAGCAATACGTCGGTAATAAGGCTGAAGTCGACGCGGCACGCGAAGTCTCCGCATACGCCGATCCTCGGGCGGTAACCGAAGCGGAAGCCCGAGCGCAATATTTATCGCAAGGCATCCCCGACCCCACTCGCGAAGAGCTGGATGACTATATTCAGCAGCGCACCGAGACTGAGGTGCTTGGGGAGTTGGATCAATACGCAGACCCACTGGGAACCACAGCGCAAGAAGCGAAAGCGTTCGCAGCCAAGTACAATCTTAATCCGGACAGCATTGATAATCTGGCGCAACTCACTGGTGCGCGTACCTCGGAGCTGGGGTCCGTAGCAGCGCTGGGAGAGTACAAGAATGTGCTCGGCTCCACTGACCCCGGATACTACAGCGCACAGGATCGGGCGTACAGATATGCGCTCGACCAAGGCAAAACACCGGAAGAAGCCAGTGCATTTGCTGATGAATACGCCAAAACGGCGGTGGGCCGCAACGTGGAATCGACCGAGAAGCCCGCTCTAAGTCGCGATATCGGCGAGGTAATGTTCGGGGGCCAACCCGGATCCGAGGATTACTTCGCACCGCCCGGTACTCGACTGGCTACGATGGACGAGGTGATGGCTGACCAAGCATCCGGAGCCGGAAAGACGTTTTATGATGCTAATGCCAACGCGTGGGTCACCGGCGTCGCGCCGGATGTAGAAGGCCTAGGACCTAAAGAGGCCATGTCGCCGAAAGATCTGGTGAATTACCAGAGCGGCGATGGTAACTTCCGTATCCCGAACCCCGACGGCAGCTACCACATGTACACCCGATTGGGCGTGTATATGGGCATCTACACCGGCAATGATTCGTACGTTGACTACCGCCCGGAGCTCGCCCCATTCGATGTTAAACCCGATTTCTCGGACTACCCCATCCAGAGCTTCGGTGGGGAAGAGCCCGAGAATTTCGGCGAGCTGAGTGAAGCGACCCGCAAAGCGCTAGAAGAGCGTGGTGGATTTCCCGTTGGGTGGCAGACCTCCGGGTCGGACCGCATATATATCTACGATGACGGCACGGGCATTGGGATGAACGAGAATGGTGACTCCTACGCGTTGAGCGAAGAAGATGTAACCAAAATGGTAGATAACGGGCAGCTCAACACCAAAGCGTCGGGCTACGAATTCGGATCGGATACTGCGGGAACTAGCGCCAGCACTAAATACAAGAACGTGCCCGGTGCGAACATCCCGACGTTCCGAATGGTTGACACTCCCGGGAATACGCCGACATTCACAGCGCCGACCCAAAAACCATCGACCTCATCAAGTGCCCCTACCTCAGCCACCTCTCCCAGTGCGTCCGCGCCATCCTCAGCGCTAAAAAGCGCTAGCGAAACGGCGCAAGGTTCGACGCTTGGTAAAATGCCGGGCAGTTGGGTAGGTGGCCTTGGGCGTCCCTCGGTATTCATCGACCCACTTTCGGCTACTGAACACGTAATAACCGGACAAGAAGGGTCCGAAGATATGTACTCCACATCACCACTAGCCGCCGCCGCCGCTCCGCGCAGAGAGGAAGAAATGTCCTTGCAGCCGGAAGCGAACTACTACTCCTACGGGTACGAGCCGAGCTACAGCTCGATTATGCAGCCGTACAAAAATCCCGCGCTGCCCGATACGCCCTACGCCAGCGGGGGTGGGGTGATGACGTCCCCCCTCATGGCCGCCCGGGGTGGAGATGTGCCGCATAAAGGGTCACACTACGTGCAAGGGGCGGGGGGTGGACAGGATGACCTCATAGACGCTAAACTCGCGGACGGAGAGTATGTGTTCGACGCCGAGATCGTGGCGTCGTTGGGTGATGGGTCAAATAAACGTGGGGCGGAGATCTTGGATAAATGGCGCGAAAACATTCGTAAGCATAAAAGAACGGCTTCGATAAAAGGTATCCCTCCAAAGGCTAAGTCGCCGCTGGAATATATGAAAGGTGTTGCATAATGGGTGATATGTTCCAAGGCAGTGCACTGCCAAATATTACTACGACTAAAACGGACGTCACTAGCGGCCCGTCGTGGTATAACTCGTACTTGTCGGACCTTGCGCAAACCGGCACCCAAGCCCTAGCGCGTACACCCGAGCAAGCAGTGGCGGGCTTCTCCCCGCTCCAAACAGCGGCGATAGGGGCGACACCGACGGCGGCGACTGCGTACCAGCCTTATATGCAGACCGCCGAATCGGCGCTCGGGAAGACCGCTGGGCTCTCGGCGGTATCGGCTGCGAGTCCTTACGCCACATCGGCTGCAGAGACCGCACCGAGCGCCGTGGGGCAGTACATGGACCCTTACCAGCAGCAGGTGGTGAACGAAATCGGGCGACTCGGGTACCAAAATATTCGAGATACACTGCGACCCGTCGCCAATGCACGTTCCGTATCCACCGGTGATTTTGGGTCCAAGCGGGGCGAAGAGATCATGGGACAGACGCTGCGGGGCGCACTGAGCGACATCAGTGGGGCGCAGTCCAAGGCACTCAGTAGTGGCTACACGTCCGCGCTAGCTGCGGCGCAAGCCGATAAAGCGCGGCAATTGCAAGCGGGCCAGCTGATGGGAACACTCACCGGCACCGACTACTCGAATGCGTTGCAAGAGGCGCAGACCAGCGGAGCGCTGGGTACTACGGCGCAGACGCTGGGACTTAAAGGAACGGAAGCCGTCTTCGGCGCTGGGGAGCAGCAGCAAAAGCTCGAGCAAGCGAAGCTGAATGCGCCGTTGACACAGGCGACCAATGCGGCGAATATATTCACGAACTTAAAAGTCCCGACTACTGTATCGCAAACCGCCAACGCACCTGTGCCCGGTGCTTATGCGAACTCACCGCTCTCGCAGATCGCGGGACTCGGTACCCTGTTCTCCTCGGGTGCTGGCGGCTCGCCAAGCGCGGTGGGGAATGTGCTTAAATCAGTGTTGGGAGAGAAAGCCTACGCGGATGTGGCATCCAAAGGCATTCTCGGGGCTATATCCGGCGCTAAAGATACGATCCCCGGTGTGGCTGGATCGACTTCGAGCACTACTGATATGTCCAAGATGGCTGGTAGCAGGGTGTACGGCATGACCCCGAACGAGGACGGGACCTATACCGATCAGTCGACCGGTGCGATCTACGACAAGAGCGGTATCGAGATCTGGCGTCCGCAGGCTCCGGAGGTGGAAGCACCACCACCCGACGACACATCCGAAATCGATCGAATTCTAGCGGAAGAAGAAGCGGAGCGTAAACGGATAGCGGACGAGGAAGAAGCCGCGAACATTCGTCGGATGCTCGAAGAGGAACAATAACCATGACCGAAGAAACCACGAACGACGCATATAGCCCGCTGCTGGCTAAAATGCTCCGGATTGACCCGGAAAAGGTCGGCAGCGTTTCGCTCTCCGCTCTTGGGCGACAGGCGTTGGGGGCGGATACGCAGGAGTACAAGGACGCGAAAGCGCAAGTGGATGCGGCCCGCGATGCAATGGTGAAGGCGCTCACCGATCGGCGTACTGGACCCGACCCCTCGATGCTGGCGCTGGCGCAGGGCTTCCTCGCCCCCACCCGCACCGGCTCGTTCGGCGAATCGTTGGCCAGCGCTACCGGCAAATACGCCGAGGCACAACAAACCGAAGAAGCGCAACTGCGGGATGTGGCCAAAATGCGGTACGAGCTGTCGCGCCAAGGAATGCTGGACACGGAGAGTGCGGCCAAACTCGGTCTCAATGTGGTCTCGAAGCTTACGCCGCAGATGACGGCGTACCAGAAGCAGGTGCTATCGGAGGGCATCGACCCACGATCGGAGCCGGGGATAAAACGTATCAAAGAGATAATGGCCGGGGATAAAGCGACGCCCGAGATGAAGACGTTCTCGGCACGTTCTGGACTCTCGCTTACCGACCCTACATTCGCGACGAGATTCGAAGCGTTCGAGAAGAATCGACCACTGAACGACATCGCGACGCGTCTGAATCTAGACCTGACTAAGCCGCTCGATCTCGAAAAAGCGCAGCAAGCGCTGCAGGTCGAAGTGTTCAAGAAAGACGCGCCCGATGTGGCCAAAGCACTGGATTCGTTCGGTGGCAACGCGCTCAATCCGAAAGATCTGGCTCGGGCGCAGAAGATCGTGGCGGAGAACATCCGGCTAGACCAGCAGCAGAAATCGACCACGATCGAGGCGAGCCAGACGCAGACCAAGCGGGTAAGGCAGGAGATCGACGAGCACTTGCGAACCCAGAACGTCGGGGCAATCGCGGCGAAAGCCGCCGAGGTCGGGGTGCCAATAGCTACGACCGACCGATACGCGGGGATGAACAAAATTGAAGCGGCGGCGAAACGCAAAGCGGATCAAGCGGAAGCGGATAAGTACATACGGGATAAGGTCGGCCCATTCATGTCGGGGTTGGACGACGACATCTCCAATTTGAAACGCGCACTGTCGTTGAACTCCGAAATCAGCACCGGCGTAACCTATGGTATCCCCGGCGTGGGTGGAGTGGCGAAGGTTCTATCGGGCGATCGTGCCAAGATCAACGAATTCGACTCGCTGGCCGCGCTGGCCGCGAAGCAGAACCGCATTCCGGGCGATTCCAACGTGTCGAACCTCGATGTGAAAATGATGCAGCTCGGAACATTCAGCTCCGATAAAGAGCCGGTAACGAACAAGACCATCATCGAGTACGCACTCGCCCAACGTGAACGCGATCGGGACTTCAATTCGTACATCAGCAACTATGCGGCGATCAACGGCCACATCGGACCGGAATCGCAGGCCCAATGGCGCAAATACTTGGATGCGAATCCGATTACTACCCGCGATCCAAAGGGGCGGGTGGTGCTGAATCCATCCCGGATGACCTACCAACAGTATTTCACTATGCCTCGGGTGCGCGTCGGCGCTGATGGACAGGAAAGGCAATAATGACCAAAGAACGAATCATCAACGGCGTCATCTACGAATTCCCGGAGTCGATGAACGAGGCGCAAATCCGAAAGTTCGAGATGAGCAAGACCGGCGGCGCTGCGCCCACTACCGAGCCCGGGGCGGTACCTCCCGCGCCGACCGGCCCCCGGCCCGAGCCGATGTTCACGGGCGCAGGTGGTGCCGCGCTCCAAGGGCTGACCATGGGGTTCTCGGATGAGGCGATCGCTCGAATGCGGGCGATGGGTGGCAAGGGATCGTACGAAGACTATGTGAAGGCCGAGCGGGAAGCGCAACGCCAGTACGCCGAGGAGCACCCGGTGATGTCCACAACCGCCGAAGTCGTGGGTGGGCTCGCCCCCGCACTGCTCACCGGCGGCGCTGGCGCGATTCCGGCTGTTACCCGGGCGGTAGGACCCAAAATCGCCGGATATTTGGCCGGTTCGGCCCCCTCGCTGGCCCGAATGATGGGCTATGGCGCGGCATCGGGCGCGACCACTGCGGTGGGGACGAGCGAGAAGCCGATGTCCGAGCTCCCCGCTGAAGCCCTTCGGGGCGGCGCAGCGGGTGCCGCTACCACCGGGGCGCTGGGGCTGACTGGGAAGTACATAGTGATGCCCGCCTACAGAAGGCTCAAATCGGCGCTCGGGTTCGGCGACGCGAACAAGATGGCCGATGTGGTGATCGTGAAAGCGCTCGAGAAGGACGGGATGACGCCGGACCAAGCGCTCGCGAAGATGCAAGCGGCAGCGAGGGGCGAGATCACGCTGGCGGACCTCGGCGAGAACACGGCGAAGCTGCTGCGCGCCGCCACCGCCGCCCCGGGACCGGCGAGACGCGAGGCGAAAGACCTGCTGTCCACCCGCGAGATGGAGCGAATTCCTCGGGTGAGCGAAGATCTGCGTACGCTGATGTCGGGCTCGAAAGATTTCTACACTGATGTGCAGGACCTGATGAAGAAGCGCTCCAGTGACGCGAGCTCGCTTTATCAGGCAGCATGGGATTCGGGTGCACAATTCACATCGCAAACCGCACCGGATATCGAGAAGCTGCGGAATCTGCCGTCGTTCAAGGAGGCGATGAAGATAGGGGCCAAGCGGATGGCCGACGCCGACCTAGATATCACAGACCCGAAGAACACGCTGAAGGGGCTGCACGAAACCAAAATCGCGCTGGACGACATGATCTCGGAGGCGATGCGCCAAGGCAAGGGGGGGCAAGCCGGAGTGCTAATAGGCATGAAGGAGCGACTGCTGAAGGATATGGAGAAGGCCGCGCCGGAGTATAAGACCGCACGCATGGCGTACGCCGGGGACTCGGAGATGCTGACCGCGATGGAAGAAGGTCGCCGGATTTACCAACTGCCCGAGATGGACATGCGCAAGCTCATCGACCGGTTCAAGAACAGCCCGTCCGAGTATGACGCTTTCCGGGCAGGGATAGCGCAGACGATGCAAGAACGGCTGCGTATCGCCGGTCCAAGCGCGGACCCGCTGAAGACGGTGTTGGGCAAAGATATGGAGCAGAAGCTACGACGCGCGTTCCGGGATGATAATGCATTCGACGAATTTACACGACGTCTAGTCGACGAACAGCGGATGCTCACCACCGAGAAAACCGCGTTCCGCAAAACGGCGCAGGATGCGGATCTGGACTCCGGCGCTTCGGGCGTGGGTGCGGCCACCCGACTAGCACAGGGCAACCCGCTGGGTGCGGTGATCGAAGCGGCACAAGCCGCCGCGCCTCGACTGGCCGGATTCAGTCCCCGGGTGGCCAAACCGCTGCAGGAGAAGCTCCTCACCCCGACCGCCGGGATCGACCCAGTGATGGATAGCATCATGCAAAGCCTCAAAGCGCAGGAGCAGATGCTGCTTAAAGCGTCGGGGGCGACCAACGTCGGTTCGGCTGTCGCCGGTGGCCTCGCCGGTGGTCGCGGCACCCCGGATCAGTACCCCGAGGATACGCTAGCCCCGGGAATGCCAGCAGCGCCCGCGCCGCAGCCCCAAGAAGCCGCCGGAATGCAGCAGTAGCTACTAGGGTAGCTCCACACCCGTCTTAGGGCCTCCGAGGGGCTCTCGTCGGGCAAGCTTACACGAAGCTTACATGCGCATACACGAGAGAACCCCGGGAGAGCTCTAACCGTTCCATAAGATGGTACGGCGTCTGGAACGCTCCGAAGGTCCTCTTCCATTCGAAGACGAACGACGTGTTCCATTGTTCCATCTGTTCCATCTACATATTATATGTCAGGTTACGAATCGCGAATTAATGACCCCCGCGTGCGCGTGTAACGATGGAACAGGGGGCCTGTCGTTCGAATGGGAAGGGGCGTTCCATCTGTGTTCCATTGTGGTGGAACGGTGGAACAATGGCGGGGATTGATGTCCCGTGTGTGCTATGGTATAATTCTATCAGCCCACGGTGGTGGTGTCAATATATAGACGTATAGCGAGGTTAAATTATGACAAGTCTGGCCCAAGACTTTGCGAATCTGTTCTCCGGCAATCTCCGCTCGTTCGGTCAGTGGAACCCGGCCAACGGCGGCATGTCAACCGAGAAGAGCGAGGTGGCGCTGCACCACTACGCGGACCATTTGGGTGGCCGTATGGGGCTCGGCATCGTGCCGATCACCGACGGCGGCACGGTGCTGTTCGGCTGCATTGACGTGGACAACCACGGCAAAGGCGCGGACGGCTCCGATGTGGATCTGCCCGCGCTGGTGAAGAAAATCGAGCACTACCGGCTACCGCTGGTGGTGACGCGCAGCAAGAGCGGTGGGGCACACCTGTACCTGTTCGGGCAGGAATACCTTCCGGCCAAACTCGTTATTCGACTGCTCAACTCGTGGCGCGACATGCTCCAGATCCCGAACCACGTGGATATATTTCCCAAGCAGGATTCGCTGGTGACGAGCAGCGGGGAAAAGTCGCTGGGCAACTGGATCAACCTGTGCTACTTCCGGCAGGACGACACGGTGCGGTATGCGCTGGACGCGGAGGGTGTTCGGCTGTCGTTCGAGCTGTTCGTCAGCTACGCCCAATCGAAGCGGGTGACGGTGGCGCAGCTGGAGGAGATCGCGCACCGGGAGCATCTAGAAGCGCCGCCATGCATACAGAAGATGATCCACACGGGCGTCGAATCGGGATCGCGCAACGACTCGATGTACAACGTGGTGGTCTACTTAAAACGCGCTCGGCCCGAAACGTTCTTCGATGATGCGATGGCGCTGAACCAGACGATGTTCGACAAGCCGCTGGGGCCAGCGGAGGCGAAGAAGGTGATTCGCTCGGCGTCCCGGCGGGATTATCTGTACAAGTGTGGCGAGGAACCGTGTAAATCGCTCTGCGATCGTAAGGTGTGCGTCACCCGCGAATTCGGCATATCGACCGAGGAGAGTCGCGATCTGGATGCGCACGACAGCCTACCGCAGTTCACCGAGCTGATTGAGTACCTCTCGGAGCCTCCCCGCTGGGGTATTCACGTCAACGGCAAGTTGATTATGAACATTCCGACCATTATACTCCGCGACCCGGCGATGATGGGGACGCTGATATTCGAGCAGATGAAGATCAACATACCGAAGATGTCGCAGGACGCGTGGCGGCGACGGGTGCTGGACCCGCTGATTCCGACGCTGCGCACGATCGAGGTGCCGAAGGAGGCGAGCGCATCGGGAATCATCATGGCAAAATTCAACGAGTTCGTGCAGAAGGCGGATCTCACCTCCGATGGCACTAGCACCGAAGACCGCAAGGCGCTCTCGCGCAACATCCCGGTGGTGCAGGTGGTGGACGGCGTGCGCTGCATCGTGTTCCGGGGTACGGCGTTCTCGGAATTCCTTAAGCGCAATAAGGCAGAGGTGATGACCGGCATGGACCTTTGGACCTCGTTGCGGCGCGACTGCGGCGCGAGCCACGACAAGATGCGAATACCGGGCGGCAAGCCCGTGAACGTCTGGTATGCCCCCATCACCGATGAACATGAGGTACGAATAGATGAACCCCGATTTAAATCCGAATTCTAAAGTAAGCATCGAGTATGATACCCGAACTAGTCGATTTATCATCACCACCCCGGTTTGGATGGTCGAGAAGGTGCGCGGCCTTCCTAATCGGCGCTGGGACTCTCGTCGTCGGGTGTGGACTGCTCCTGCTTTACGCGCTAATAGCGAGTATCTGCTGTCCCATTTTAGCGCTGACTCTTTTGCAGCTCAAGCTCAAAAGGTGGCGCAGGAGACTATCGAGCGAACACGATCACTACCAGTAGCCGCGTTCCCGCCGCTGTACCGGTTCAAGACCGAACCCCGGGAGTACCAGCGCAAAGGGCTGGATAAGGCGTGGGAGAAGCGTACATTCGCGTACTACATGGACATGGGAACGGGTAAAACGAAAACGCTGCTCGACCTGTTCTCCGCGTATTTTATCAACACCGATATAGATCGGGTACTAGTGGTAACAAAGCTGAGTACGAAGAAGAACTGGATGGACGAAATCCGCATTCATAGCCCCGTTGAATGCGACACGATGGCGCTGGACACGACAAAAGCGAAGGCGTTCGAACAGTGGAACACGGCGGTAGATGGGCGCTTGAAAATCCTAATAGTGGGCACTGAGTCGCTCGCTGCCGGGAACGCGGTCAATCTTGCACAGAAGTTCGTCGATTGCAGCACTCGCGTCGGTATGGTGGTGGATGAAGCGCACATGATCAAGACGCATTCAGCGGTGAGGAGCAGGAATTGCGTGCGACTCGGATTGTCAGCGAATTACAAAGTGATCATGACCGGCACTCCGGTGGCCAACGGTCCGATGGACGTGTTCATGCAGTTCGAATTCTTAGACCCGAACATTATCGGTATCGGCGATTTCTACTCGTTCCGCAACCGCTACGCGGTGATGGGCGGGTTTGAGGGGAAGCAGATCGTGGGATATCAACACATGGAGGAGCTGGTTGAGCTAATCGCCCCATTCGTCTATCAAGTGCGTAAATCGGAGGTGCTGACGGAGCTTCCACCCAAAGTGTACCAAACTCGAACGGTGCTGATGAATGATGAACAAAAACGACTATACAAAGAGATTGCTAAACGTGACCAAGCAGTATCTGGAGACCAAGGCATTACAGTCAAGACCGTGCTCGAGCGAATGCTCCGACTACAAGAAATCGCTGGGGGCATCATCACGTTCGAGCGAAACCCCGACCTCTACAACCCGAGTAAGTTCACGCGTAATCGCATTGCAGGAAAGAACCCGAAAGTCGAGGAGCTACTAGCGATCGCCGAGGAGAACGAGTGCAGCACTATCGTCTGGTGCCGATTTATACCCGAGATTGAAATGGTTTGCGAAGCGTTGCGCGAACGCTACGGGCGGTCGGCAGTAGTGGAAATCTACGGTGCGATCTCCGAGGAGGACCGGCACCGAAACGTGAAAGAACTGTTCGAGACCGGCAAAGCGCGGTTCATCGTGGGTAACGCCGCTACGGGGGGTGTGGGACTTAACATGATTCGCGCCGAGTTGGTGGTGTACTACTCCAATTCGTTCTCATTCACCGACCGGCAGCAGTCGGAGGACCGGGCGCACCGGATGGGGCAGACAAAATCGGTGACCTACATCGATCTAGTCGCCGAGGGTACGGTGGACGCGGTTGTAGCGGGGGCACTGATCGAGAAAAAGGACGTGAGCGAGTTCGTGCGCTCGAGCATCGATAGTAGAAACGAGAGTATATTACTAGGCGAGCTGGGGTAGGGTATAATGGAGGTTATAGCGATCAAGGATATAGAGGCAGTATGAAAAAATCCAAAGTGTATGTGACGCAAGAGGTCACAACAGCGAATTACGCCGACGTGGAGCGGTTCGGAGACCCTGTGTTCCTTTCCACTAGCGAGGTGTCGAATGTGCCCGAGTCGCTTCATAATCAGAAGCTCGTGGGGCTCATCCGCGACCGCTTCACGGACTACAACCCCGCGACCGACTTCATCGCTCCGAGTGGTTCCCCGATTATTTCGGGATTGGTGTTCGCAATCGCTCGTGAGAAGAGCGACACGTTCAATGTGTTGAAGTGGAATAACCGCGATCGCATCTACACCGCGATTCGCATCGGAGTAAAAGGAGTAATGGGTGTCTACTGATCAAGTATTGGAATTCGGCGAGTACGACTCGCTCACGTTGGTGGAGCTGGTCATCGCGATGGATGCGGTGCAGAAGCAGAAGGAGGTGCTAGAGGAGCAGCTCAAAGAGGTGAACAAGCGGTTCGACTTCCTGCGCATCACAAAGATCCCGACCAAGATGGAGGATGACGATGTGAAGAACATCAATGTCGCCAGCGTTGGCCGAGTGAACCTGACCGCCGACATGCACGTGAGCATTAAGGCCGACAGTAAATCGCAATTCTACGAGTGGCTCCGGGATAACGGGCGCTCCGATCTGCTGCAAGAGACGATTAACCCATCGACGCTTAAGGCGACGGTGAAGAACATGTTCAAGTCGGGCGAGGAAGTGCCGGAGACGTTGCTCAACGTGTCCCCATTCACCCGAGCGAGTATTACTCGCAAGTAAAGAATTCGGCACCCGCCGGATACCCAAGTGATGCGCCTCGGCGCGTCTGTTTAACCTTAATGGAGAGCATGTACCATGGCTAAAAACCAAGTAGCAGTGAAAGAAGAGTTCCAGTTGATGTCGGACACATTGCCCGACTATATGAAGCAGGGCAACCGGGGAGCGGAGAACGTCGGTACGGAGGACATGATCGTCCCTCGCATCGAGCTGATTCAGGCGCTGTCGCCGGTGCGCAAGAAGAGCGACCCGGCGTACATCGATGGCGCAGAGGAGGGGATGCTGTACAACAACGTCACCCGTGCGCTCTACGGAACAGAGGTCACCGTCATTCCGGTGTACTACACCAAGCAGTTCCTAGTGTGGAAGGACCGCAAGCTCGGTGGCGGTGGAAGCAACGGGTTCCGGGGTGCATTCGCGACAGAGGCAGCGGCACGCGACGCGATCGCCCAATTGGCCGAAGACGGGCTGGAAGTGGCCGATACCGCGCAGCATTTCGTGCTGGTGCGTAACGGGGAGGATTGGCAAGAGGCGGTAGTATCGATGTCCAAGTCGAAGATCAAGGTGAGCAAGCGTTGGAATTCGCTTATGCGCCTGACCAATACCGACTCGTTCAGTCGCGCTTATAAGCTGTCGGCCACAGTCGAGACCAATGCGCGCAATGAGTCGTATTTCAATTTCAACATCGCCGCGCTCGGGTTCATCCCCAAGGAGCTGTACCAGCGTGCGGAGAAGCTGTACGAAACCGTGCGCACTGGTGGCGTTAAAGTCAGTAACGACTACGACGGCGAGGTGCATGACGCCGCGCCGACCGAGTATTGATCAGGAGCGAATGAATGGCTACTAAAAAACCGATAACTGATGGGCCTTTTGGCAAGACAGCCGAGGAAGGTCCCTCCGATGTGCCTCAGATCGCCACTGCTATCCCGGTGGTGATGGCAGTAGACGCGACGTACGTAGTGGGAGCGCAGTCGAGGCGTGAAGTGGTCGTGAATCAGCACTACACGGAGCTGATGGCTTACCTCACTGTTCTGCGCGATTCGTTCCACGACGGCCAAGTGCAGGCGGATTTCAATCAGGCGATCATGGCCACGCGTACCGCCCATCTGTGGGCATTGCAAGCGGTGAAGAACGTGTCCTGATGCAGGTCCACGCCATCTACGGACCACCGGGGACTGGCAAGACCACCGAGCTGCTGCGGCGAGTGGGGGCGGCGAAGGCGGCGGGCGTTCAAGCCGAACGTGTCGCTTTCGTCTCCTTCACTCGTGCCGCAGCCAGCGAGGCGCTGTCTCGGCTCGGGCTCCGTAAGTCGAACAACGTGAGCACTATCCACGCCATGGCGTTTCGCAGTATGGCGCTGCGGCAGACGCAAGTGGTGGACGCGCAGAAACTGCGCGAGTTCTCGACGGTGATGGGGATACCAATCATAGGCAAATCGCCCGAAGACGATGAGGAACGGGCGGACGGAGACTTTTACCTTGACCTACTCAACTACGCACGTAACACGTTCTCTAACCCAGCGGAAGTCTACGACATTTCGGACCGACCCGGCACGCGTGCCGAGTTTAATGCGTTCGTACGTGCGTACGCTGAGTGGAAATCTACATACGGATACTACGACTTCACCGACATGCTGGAGCGGGCCGCGAAAGGGGCGATGCGAAACGATGTCGAAGTCGTATTTGTCGACGAAGCTCAAGACTTATCACCTCTTCAGTGGGTTGTCATCGAGAAGCTCGTTAGACGCGCTCAGGAAGTCCATATCGCGGGGGACGACGATCAAGCGATTTATACGTGGGCCGGTGCTGATGCACACGGTATGGCACGATTCACGCAGAAGCACAAGGGTGATCATCATGTGCTCTCGTACTCGCATCGACTACCTGTTGCAGTCCACGCACGATCTCAAGACCTCATACGTCGAATCGCTTTCCGGGTGGATAAGGAGTTCAGTCCCCGACCCGATGTGGGATTGGTCCAAATACATGGCTCAATCAACTCGGTTGATATCCGGCATGGGAACGATACGCTACTATTGGGACGGACGCATTCAGTGCTGCGCGAAGTTGAGAACCAACTCATCGAGCGCCGCATTCCGTACGTTCGCGAATCGGGGCGACCGGGGATGTACCAAAATCGATACGCCGCCGCCATCCGGGCGTACAACAAGATCGTCCGTGGCGAGCGAGTTACCGATAGTGAGCGCGGCTCCATCTTCGCCATTGCCTCGACGCACACTCGGGCAGCTCTTGAGCGCAACGATTACGGCGTTGTGGCGAAGACTCCCTTTTGGGTCGCGCTTCAAATTCCGGGCCGAGTCGTCGATTTCTACAGCGATGCGGACCTTGAAGCGGAGCCGACCATCAGACTTTCAACGATACATGCTGCAAAAGGTCATGAGGCGGATCAGGTTATTCTGCTCACGGACATGACAACGCGGGTGCAGCAGACCGCCGAGAAATGGCCCGATGATGAGGTGCGAGTGTTTTACGTCGGCATGACTCGATCGAAGCGGCTGCTCGATATAGTGGAGGGGTACAACGGATATAAACTGTGACGATTGACGGTAGATAGCACGGATGTTATAATGCATCCATCATCAACAACCGATAGAGGACTGGATACCATGGCAACACAATACGACAACACTAACTCGGGCATGCTCGCCCGGAACGACCGTAAAGAGAAGGATAGTCAGCCCGACTTCACCGGCTCGCTCAACGTGGCGGGCACCGATTATTGGCTCTCGGCGTGGGTGAACGAAGGCAAGCCGGGGAGCCGGATGGAGGGCAAGAAATACTTCTCCATTAAGGTCAACCCGAAGGACGCTCCGCAATCGTCCACGCCGCGCAGCTACGCGAGCGACGGCATCGTGTCCGACGACATCCCATTCTGATGGCCGCATTCCCCCGAATCGACCACGCGCCGGTAATGGTGGTGGATACCGAGACCACGGGGTTGAAGTGGTGGGAGGACCGGCTGTTCGGCGTTTCCATCGCGCTTCCCGATTTTTCGGCCTACTGGGATGTGCGCACCGACCCGGGTGTGATCCAGTGGCTCAACGATCTGGTCGCCGAGCGCCGGGTGGACATATGGGTGGGCCACAATCTGAAATTCGACCTGCACTTCCTGCGCGAGGCCGGGGTGGCGATACCGCTGGACCGCATCGATTGCACGATGGTGCGGGCCGCGCTGATCTCGGAGCACGAGCCCGTGTACACCTTGGACTTCCTCGCCCGTAAATACTGCGGGATGAAGAAAGAGGAGGAGATATACACGGAAATGGCGCAGATATTCGGGGGTCGCGCAACACGGAACGCGCAGATGCCCAACATCAGCCGAGCGCCCGAGTCGATGGTTGCCCGCTATGCGATCCAAGACGCGGTAGTAACGCTGGCACTGTATAATTGGCAGGTGCCCGAGATCGAGCGGCAGGACCTGTACCGGGTGCACCGGTTGGAGCGCGACCTGATGCCGGTGATTATGGACATGGAGGAGCAGGGGGTGCGGGTGGACGTGCAGCAGGCCGAGCGGGCCGTTCGGGGGCTCACCGTGCGCATCGACGAATTGCAGCGGGGTCTGAATACGCTGGCGGGCTTCGAGGTCAACCCGAACCCCTCGGGATCGATCGTGCAGCTATTCAAGCCGACGCTCGGCGAGGATGGTGAGTGGTACTTGAACGACGGCACCCGGGCCGACAAGACCGATGGGGGCAAGGCGTCAATCAACGCGGACTGCTTACGGCGGATGAAACACCCGGCGGCGACGATGATACTGGATTTGCGCAAAGCGCTCAAAACGCGGGATACATTTCTTAAAGGGCATATACTGGGGCATCAACATGATGGCGTCATACACTGCAATTACAATCAGACTAAGAACGATGCTGAGGCTGGCACCGGAACTGGACGACTTTCAATCACAAACCCGGCTCTACAACAGATCCCCTCGCGTGATCAACATATTAAGTCGTTGGTGCGCCCCATATTCAAGCCAGACTTTGGGGCCAATTGGCTGGGTTTGGACTGGAGCCAGTTTGAATTTCGTGTTGCTAACCATTACGGTCAGGTACCCGCTATTCTTCAAGCGTATGCGCAAAACCCCGACCTCGACTTCCACCAGCTGGTATCGGATATGACCGGCATTCCCCGCAACGCTCAGTATGCGGGCGGGCCGTCTTCCAAATCGATCAACCTCGGGCTCGCGTTCAACATGGGCTCGGGCCGGTTGGCGCAGGAGTGCGGACTTCCGTATACGGAGGAGAAGGGGCCGAACGATAACATTTACCTTAAAGCCGGACCCGAGGCGTTGGCGTTATTCGACAAGTACCACGCGGCGAACCCCGGAATGCGCAACACGGCGCAGAAGGCGAGCAGCATCGCCAAGGAGCGCGGCTCGGTGCACTCGATCATGGGGCGGCGACTGCGGTTCCCCGGCGGACAATTCGTGCACAAGGCGTCGGGGCTGATCTACCAAGCGACCAGCGCGGACTGCATGAAGCTCAAACTCATCGAGCTGCACAAGTACCTCAGTGCCGAGGCCTGTGGGCGGCTGCTGCTCACTGTGCACGATGAGGTGGGAATATCGCTCGATAGTGATTCGTCGCATAAAGCGACAGAGGTGGCCCGAATCTACACGACCTTCGATGGTGTAGAATGTCCCATTCGGCTACGTGTACCAATCACGTGCGACTGGGGCGTAGGGGAAGACTGGTATGCAGCAAAAGGATAGAGGATAAACACACATTATGGCAGCAATTACGATGGTAGTGGATTTGCAATACGGCAGCACCGGCAAGGGGCTGATCGTGGGCAAAATCGCCGAGGATAAACAACCCGATACGATAGTAACGGCGTGGGCACCGAACGCGGGGCACACCTATATCACGAGCGAGAGGCTGGGAAAACGTAAATTCGTGCACACGCACTTGGGCAACGGCATCGTCTCCGCTTCCGTTCGCCGGGTGCTACTCGGACCCGGCTCGGTAATCAACCCGGAGCAGCTAGTAGCGGAGATCGAAAGCTGCGCGGACCTACTGGAGGGTGTACGAATTTGCATTCACCCGCACGCAGCGATTGCGACCGACCGGCATATAGCCGAGGAGGCGGGACCGATGACCAAGATTGGGTCTACCAAAAAGGGCGTGGGCGCGGCGATGATTCAACGCATCCGGCGCGACCCGGACGATATGAACATAGCCGGGGCGTGCGAGACCGCGATTAGTAAATACGTGTGCACCACCGAGGAGTACACGGAGCAGTTGGAGCGGGCTAACTCCATACTGATCGAGGGTGCGCAGGGCTACGGGCTCTCGATGTACCACGGGTTTTATCCCTACACCACCTCCCGCGATGTGAGCGCGTGGCAGATCTTGGCCGACTGCGGCATTGGTGGCTCGGTGGTGGGATTGGATGGTCGAATACAGATCATCGGCACCTGTCGCACGTTCCCTATTCGCGTGGCCAACCGATTCGACACCGAGGGCACGCAGGTAGGGTACTCGGGGCCTTGCTACGATGACCAGCGCGAAATCTCGTTCGAGGAATTGGGCCAGCCCACCGAGCTGACCACAGTGACCAAGCTACCGAGGCGGGTGTTCACGTTCAGCAAAAAGCAGATTTACGAGGCCATTCGCTACAATTCGGCGAACGAGGTGTTCCTTAATTTCCTCAATTATTGCCGCGATGAGGTGGAGGTGCGCACCGTGGTGAACGGCATCGTCGCCACCGGGGCCGTGGTGCGGTGGGTGGGGCTCGGGCCGTCCTACGATGACGTGTTCGAGGTGAGATCGCAAGAGCAGATAGTACAACTTTGGAGAGCATATGTTACAGGCAGAATCGCACACACACACGGATGAAGTGAATGAACTCCCGTGGGAAGTCTCCTCGATCGACAACGCGCAGATTATCGACGCGCACGGCGCTACCATCGCGTCTTTCGAAGTCCGTCACCACTATCGAGGGGTGCTCGCGAACTGCGACAAGAATGCAGCGCTTGCTGTTCGTGCAGTCAATGCCTACAAGAAGCGCGGGGGTGCCGACATTCGGCAATTACAGGATAGGATCACGCGGTGGGCTGACGATAACTTTCCGAAGCGCACGACGGCGGATATTCTACTCAAGCTCTACGAGGAAGTGGGTGAGTACGCTCGTAACCCCAAATCGGCACTGGAATTGGGGGACGTAATGATACTGATGCTGGATGTGGCACACCAAAACGGTATAGACGTACATAGGGCGATAGAGGAGAAAATGGAGATCAACGAGGGCCGATCTTGGCAAGTGGATGAAAACACGAGGATAATGCGCCATGTACCAACCTAAAGAGGAGTTCGAGAAGTTCTACAACGAAATGTTCGGGAGACTGCTCGGCTCGGAAGACGACGAGAATCGGGATAATATTCGACGCATATGGAACGCGATGCTGGAGCAAGTAGCCAAGCAGTACGAGTTCCAACTGTTCGAGGAGCTGACTGGGAACCAGATAAGCGACCAGATTCGAAGAATGAAGGTGATGCGATGATGAAAAGAATGGGACTATTCGACACGGTGAAAGAACGGCTGCGCGAGCCGACGCCACTGGAGATGGTAAGCCGGGAGCTGGCGCAAGCACACATGGAGAAGCTTGAAGCCGAGACGGCGGTGGACTACGCGCAATCGATCGTGGACTACAACGATGTGCGTATCGCTCGACTCAACGCGCATCTGCGAACCTACAAGAATGAGGAGCGTGCGGAATGACATGTTGTGACTATGGAAAATGCACCAACGGTCCTGACTGTCCTGTGCGGAAGCAGCGCATAAAGGAGGTGAATGACGCGTACGCCAACGGTTACAACGATGGGCGGCTGGACGACCCGATGGGCGAGGCATTCGCTACATTCGCGCAATTGATCACTTGGCTATTTGTGATCGGTGTGGCTGGTATACTCGCTTTCGCGTGGTGGAAGTCATGACGGGATTTAAATCAAAGAAGGCAGCGGCTCTTGACGAGGACGGGATGTACCTTGTACATCACACAGAGCCAGCGCAGGAGCCTGAACGCTCGGAATGGAAGTGCTATTTGTTTGGCAACACCCCACAAGGCAACCGAGGCATTGTTTGGATTCCCGTTAAAGGGCAAGAACCAAATTGGTTTGTGCGCTGGATGATGAAAGTGTGCTTTGCTTGCACTTGGGTTAAGGAGAAGAACAATGGATAACAACAAAGCACAGGAACTTGTGGAGGATGTGGTTGAGTATTTTGCTGATGGGACAAGGACTGTTCGTATTGCAGCAAAGCGCCCGTGGGTAGGGCTGACTGATGAGGAGATGCAAGCCGTAGTTGATGCACAGCCGCTGGTATCAAACATCAATGTTTATTTCAAAGCCATCGAAGCCAAACTCAAGGAGAAGAACACATGATATTGATAACAAAAGGTGGGTGGACAAACAAAGACATCTTAGACATGGAAGACAACCTTGAGCCAGAGCGTTTTCAAGTCACAGGTAATACTGTGCGGGTCAAGTACAGAAGCAAAGATGACGTAAGCGGTTGGCATAAGCATCCGTTTAACGCTAAGCTTGAAGAGGAGAAGAACAATGGATAACAACAAAGCACAGCCAGCGCAGGAGCCTGTGGAAGATGTGGTTGAATATTTTGCTGATGGAACAAAGGTTGTTCGTATCGCACCACAGCGCCCGTGGGCAGACCTAACACCACAAGACTACGCCGAGATATTCAGAACCGCACGAAACGTCGACCACGCTGCGCGACTCGCCACAGCCAAACTCAAGGAGAAAAACACATGACCGAAGAAGTATTAATAGAGGGATTTGAGTCGAGGGCACTTGAGTCGGGGGCACTTGGTATTATCGGTGTCAAGACAGCGTTGGAGCGAATAGAGTTTTCTTCCAGTAAAGGGTTTGGGAGTTTGCTGACAAACCCACGGATGACCACCAACGGCCAAACAGCCGGTGAGCGCAACAGGGCTTGGCTCCATGCGAAGCTGGATGCATGGCTGGACGGCACTTTTGAGGAGAAGAACGCGTGAAGTACGACGATATTAAGGATTTCGGCCAGCGGTGCGAGGAGCACCCGGCGCACCAGTCAGGGATAATAAGCCAACAAATGCTCATCGAGCGATTGCACGAGGAGGTCGCAGAGCTGCGAACGTTCATCGAGCGCGACGTGGTAAAGGAGGCCGAGTTGGTGTACGTCTTCGGGTGGAATTCAGCGCTCGAAATGGTGGCGTACCAAATCTCGCAGATGCGAGCGTTTCCGAGCGACACTCGGGAATCGTTCGGGGTATTTATTAAACAGTATAGAAAAGGACTACACTAGCATGGCACTCACTACAGCCGAACAACTGCGGGCATGCCACGTGCGCCGCTGGCACATCGTGCAGACGTCGCGGGAACAGACGTTGGCCGAACACTCTTTTGCCGTCGCGGTGATCGCCGGATCCATTGCCGCTCGCATCCGCTGGACGGGGCTGCTGCACGACTCGAACCAGCTGCGACTGGTCCAATGGGCACTCTCGCACGATCTCGTCGAAGTGCGTACCGGGGATATGCCGACACCATTCAAACGGGCACTGGAGCAGGTGGGCGGGCCGGGGATCGTGGAGCGTGCCGAAGATGCGGTGGATCGGGACATGGGCGGCGCGTACCGGGCGATCAAGGGCACCGAGGTGGAGATGATCGTAAAGCTCGCGGACCAAATCGAGGCGATCTACTTTTTGCAGGACAACGGCGTAGGGGCTCACGCTCGGCAGGTGCTCGATGGACTGCGGTACATATTGGCGCAGATGGTGACCGACTACGAGGCCCAATACCCCGCGCTCTCGATTCGGACCGGGGTGCGGGAGGCGATACGCGAGATCGGTATAGATGGGGGGTGGCTATGAATTGTGTTAAATGCGGGGAAGCGACGAACGTTTCGACCACCTACCAAAACTCGAACAACACCACCCGCCGCCGCCGGATTTGTCTGCACTGCGACTTCCGATTCACGACGCGGGAGAACGCGGAGGAGGCGGACATGCTCCGCGCCGAGAAGGAGCGCGGGTCCGAGGTGATGGCTGCGTTCCTGCGCGACTCCACGGCGGCACTCGTCCGCAGTGCTGTGAAGCGCAAGAAGGGGGTTGACAGGGTGTCCCACGCGTGGTATAATTCGTCCCCCACCACCACCAACACAGAGGACTAGATATAGCATGACCACCCCCATCTTCTACCACCCGGCGCAGGACGTCGGCTTCTCGTTTATATCCATTAACAAGATCCCCGAGTTCGTGGAGCAGTCGGGGCGCAAGCCACACAGCGACTTCGCCCGATTCGACAACCCGACGCTGGCGACCGCTCACAACGCGGAGTACGTTCGTGCGGTGATGACTCGCAAGGCGCACAATGGGTTCGGCAATCGCGACCCGGAGGTGAACGAGGCGCTGCGGTACACGACCGGCGGTCATTGGGCAGCGACCGCCCACGTGCTGGAGCACGGCGGTATCGCGTGTTCGGCCACGCAGGGATTCCACCACGCTGCGTGGAACGGCGGGGGTGGGTACTGCACGTTCAACGGCCTGATGATCTCAGCCATCCGGGCGCTGCGCGCCGGTGCTCGCTGTGTGCTGATCATCGACGGGGACGGGCACTACGGGGACGGGACGCAGGACATCATAGACCACTTGCAGCTCGCCAACCGGGTGCGGCACGTCACGCGACCCACGATCGGTGCGGCGCAATCGGGGTTTAGCACGTCCGAATGGAGTCGTTGGACGCGGGACTTGATCGAGCGGCACAAGCCGGGTATAATCATGTATCAGGCCGGAGCCGACGCATGGGTGGAGGATCCCTATGGGGCCGGATACTTGACGCAGATGGAGCTAGCGCAGCGTGATCGGGGTATTTTTCTCGCCGCCCGTATAGCCGGGGTTCCCCTCGTGTGGAATCTGGCCGGGGGGTACTCGGAGCCGATGCAGCGAACCATCAATGTTCACCTGATGACCCTTCAACAATCCGACGAGGTACTCGATGCCACCACTACCGAAACCAAAACCCTCGAGCCTCAGCTTTCATGAACTCATGGGGGGCGTGGGGCGCGGCCACGCGATGCTAGCGCAGCGACGCGGAGCGCAAGCGATCCCGAGCGCCGATCGCGCTATTCGCCCGGGCGAAATGCCAATCGATGTGCTGACTCGGATGCAGAAGGAGGGCCGATTTCTCAGCTCCACCGGCGATCCGCTCACCTACCGGGTACTACCAACCGGCAATCCGTCGGGCGCGGTGAGGGATCTCCAAAGGCTGAGTCGAGGAGAATTGCCTAAAGACGGTGTGATGACGTTCATGAACCCGCGCACCAATACGGAGCAGGGACGCATCTATATGAAAGGATATACCCTGCCGGAGGTGGCACTCGATGACGACTTGACGCAGCTGACGCAGCTCAAGCGACTGCCAAGCAAGAATGGTGAGACTCCAATGGCGTTCAATCTCGACACGATGGATATGCCCGCCGGTATGGGGCGAACCGGGTACGCCGCCATGTTGGACGCGATACGTGCTGGAGGGGATATGAACAAACTCGACATCCTGACCGGGGTAAACCAGCTGCGGCGACCGGGCAACGTGATGTCGCACGGTATAGCGCATGGGGACTATGGTAATGTACCTCTATTTCCCGGCCACGGCTACGATTTGAACCCGTTCGACCCGATCACCACCGGGGGCGCGGCGCAAGCGTCCGATCGAGCGCTGGAGTCGGTGTTATCGGGTCACCACCTCGATACGGCTAAACACCTGAGCCCGCAAGGCGCGGGCTACTACGGGGACGAGGCGAAGACGGGGTTGTTGGCGTTGAAAGAGATGCAAGCGGTGAAGGGTCATACGCTGCCGGATTACGACTACCTTAAGGGCGTCCCCGGTGAACAGGAGCTGATGGATGTGGCACACCCGATGGATTTGGACAAGCTTAAAGAGTACGTAGCCCGCACGCGTGAAGGTCAAACATCGGACAGGGGTAGCCGAGGCATTCGGTCCGGGTTTGGTACCGGCCTCGTCGGGCGATCGGGGACGACTGAGGCGCTGATGCGGGGGCTGCAAGAGGGGAAGACGACCGAGGAGATCGTGCAGGAGCTGCTGAACTATCCCGGCGCGGACGATGCACTGAAGGGGCGGTATAGAAAGGGGGGGCTCGCGCATGCAGCAATCGAAGACTGAGCTGGAGGCGATAATCGCGCAGCGGGGCGCGGCCTACGGGGACTTTCGCACCCAAGGGATCATAGCGCAGGAGCTGAAAGACGCGGTGCGGACGTTGCCCGGGTGGGAGCGTCTGGAGGCGCACCAGCGCGAGTCGCTGGAAATGATTATGCACAAGATCGCCCGGATCATGAACGGCGATCCGAACTACCGCGACTCGTGGGTGGATATAGCCGGGTACGCCCAAATCGTGGCGGACCGGATCGCGGGACGGGGGGATTGACAGAGTATCGGACCCGTGTTATAATTGAGCCTTCACCAACCAACCGATAGAGGACTGAGACCATGGCAAAGACAATAGACAAACCCCAAGTGATCACCACCGCAATGGTGGACGAGCTGGCCCAAGTGCGCGACCAACTCCGGGCGCTGACGGCACGGGAGAAGCATCTGAAAGAGGCGTTCCGCAAGGGCGGGGCAGCCACCTACCGGGGCGAGCATTACCAAGTGGAAATCAAGTTCGTGGTGCAGCGCTCGATGGACACCGCCGCCGCCCGAGCTGCACTCGGCGAAGAATGGATCGCGGCGCACCTCGTCGAAATCGAGAAGATGAACATCGTGCAGATGGACATCGTCAAGTGAGGCGCGCAATCGACGCTCTTCTGTGGACCGCATCCGGGGCCATGGTCGCCGTGATGATTTGGCTCGCGCTTTTCATCGACTGGACCCCGCCGATCGGACAATAATTGACAGGGTGTCCCACCCGTGTTATAATAGCATCTTCATCAACCAGCAAAAAAGGATACTGCAAAATGGCACACGAACTAGACTTTTCAAATGGCCGCGCTAACATGGCCTACGTCGGCGAAACCCCTTGGCACGGACTCGGCCAAGTGCTGACGCCGGATGCGACACTCGATACTTGGACCCGCGAGGCGGGCTTCGATTGGGAGGTGAAGAAGGGTGCGATCGCCTACGAGGTGCGCGACGAGGAGGGCAACCCGGTGCGCATGGAGACCGTCCCGGCTCGGTGGGCGCTGTACCGCTCGGATACGGGCAAGCCGCTCTCGGTGATGTCGAGCAACTACCACATCACGCAGCCCCGCGCCGTGATGGAGTTCTTCCGCGACCTGTGCGACGTCGGAGGCTTCAAAATGGAGACCGCCGGGATGCTGCGCAACGGCTCCACCTATTGGGCGCTCGCTCGCGCCGACGACTCGTTCGACGTGGGCGGCGGCGACATCGTGCTCCCCTACCTGCTGCTGGCGACCTCCTGCGACGGCTCGCTCTCGAACGTGGCCCAATTCACCACCACCCGAGTGGTCTGCAACAACACACTCTCGATCGCGGTGGACAATAAGTCGGGCCAGATCCGGGTGCCGCATAGCACGCAGTTCAACCCGGTGCGCTTCAAGACCGATCTCGGGCTGGTAGGCGGCGCGTGGGACCAGTTCAAGACCAACGCGGTGGACCTGTCCAAGCGTCGGGTGTCCAAGGCGGAAGCGGCCCGCTACTTCTTGGACGTGTTCTACGGCGCGGAGACCGAGTCGGTGGACGTGGAGACCCGCCGCCCGATGATCGAAATGGTAACGAAGATCTACCTCGACGGGGTGGGCCAGCGAGCCAAATCGGCGACCGGCACGGCGTGGGGACTGCTCAACGCGGTGACCCGGTTCGCGGACCACGAACGCAAAGCGGCATCGCGCGATACCCGACTGCAATCGGCATGGTTCGGCGCGGGAGCGAGACTTAAACGCGACGCGCTGACCACGGCGCTAGCGATGGTATAATCCCCCCGCGTTAGTAGTTGCCATCTCAATCGGGGGCCTTCGGGCTCCCGCTTTTTAACCCACACATAGAGGACACCCCCCACCATGCCCCGTATAGTCTGGTCCCGCGCCGAACGCGAAACCGTTAACCACCGGCTCTTCGAGCTGTACTGCGTCAAACGCGACTTGCCGCGCAAATACGCCCTTTCCATGGCGCAGGAGGCGCTACCCGCCGAGCGCCGAGTCGTCATCACCGACCAACGAGTGTTCAACTACAAAATGGCGTTGGAGCAGGCGCAGACCCAAGCGGTCAAGTTCAGCCGCCGAGCCCCCGAAGAGAAGGTCGCGAAGGCACCGGAGCCCGCCGCCCCTATTAGCATACCCGCCCCCACGCCGGAGGCCCGAAGCGGCCCCGCCGGAGGGCTCGCGGGGGTACTGGAAGCGCTGCTGGACGCCATCGCGGACCGAGTGGCGGACCGAGTGGCCGAGCGGGTGCTGCTGCAGCTGCCCCAACGCGAGCCACAGCGGGCCTCCCCGGCGGTGGTCGTCCCACAATCGGCGATTGGCACGGGCAAGGCCCGCCCCGGCGTTTGGCTCCTCGGCGTGCAGCCGCAAATGGGGCAGGCGTTGCGGGAGCGATACCGAGAGCGGCTCGATATCGACTACCTCGACTCGGACGAAGCGGCGAGGCGCAAGCCGTCGCGTCGGGCGCACATCGTGATGATGACCCGGTTCGTCTCCCACCGGGTGCAAGAGAGTTGGCGCGACCAAGGGTGCTTCCATTACTGCAACGGGGGACTGACCGCGCTGGAGGGGATACTTGACAGCTTGTAGCACCCGTGTTATAATCGGGCTTTTCAACCAACCGATAGAGGACAAACCCAAATGGCACATACACTAACCCAGACACTGGACGCCGAGTGGACCGAGCGCAACATCCGCATGTACGGCGTCGTCGATATCGACGAGTGCAAGCGCGACATGCGGCAGAGCGCGACCTACAAATGCGTCGGCGCTAACATGATCGTCGCCGGACTCATGTCCGACGCGCAAGAGCTGATGGCCCACGGCGACGTGGAGCGAGCACGCCAAGTGCTGAACATCGCGAAATCCGTGCTGTTCGACGTGATGGATGGCGAAATGGTCGGCAGCGTGCCGGTGGGGGGTGCATAATGCGCAAAAGCGAAATTTATCAAGTTCGCGGCCAAGTGCATGCTGCATTGGCAAAAGCGGACGCAAGCAAGACCCCGTACAGCCCACTGATCAGGATGGAGTGGAAAAAGTACGGCTACATACCGGTCTCAGCGAGACACTCAGTTTAACTATCGAGGATAAACGACCATGATCATACTCAACACCACCGCCGACTTGATCGACGCGATCGCCAACCGGGAGCTGCCGGTCCTTTGGTACGGCGCGACGGACGCCCCTTGCGTTTCGACGTTCATCGCCCGAGGCTCCGATTTGGACGGGCTACCCCGTGCTGGGGCCATCGTGCGGGAAGTACCCGGCGAGGGCTACACGGTCTATTGGCCCGCCGAAATCTGGAACGAGCACGTCTCCGAGTACGTCGCCACCATCGCCGACGCCTCCGGAGTCGCATTTGCGACACCCCCCGGCGTGATGGGGTATTGACAACCTGTTCCACCTGTGTTATAATTGAGACTTCACCAACCAATAGAGGACATCAAAATGCAAGTAGCTACAATCACCAACACCGGCGTCCAAATGCAAATCGTCAGCGTGAGCGGCGGCTGGACCACGGTGTGCGCCGTCGGCGTCGAGGGAGGCCAAACGTTCAAGGTGCGCAACGGCGCGCTCTCGGACCTGACCACCATCACCGCGCCGACCACCCTGCGCCTGATCGAAGAGCGCAAGAACGGCGTGGTCTTCGCCGGGTACCTGCCGCAGTACGAGGCGTACAAGACGCTGACCACCGAGGGCGCGACCAAGCGATCGATCGACAAGGGCGACGGGGTGGCGCTGCAACTGCGCCCCCTGACGCTGGAGCAGGTATACAAAACGGTGGCGGCACACAGCACCACGTCGATCGACGACCTGACCGCCCGCTTCTCCCACCTCAACCCCGGCATGCAGCGGATGAATCTGGGCAACATGCTGCGCCGTGCACTGCGCGAGGCAGCCGCAAATGCAGCCTAAGCGCGCCGCCCTTCGAGTGGCCGGGGCGACCATCCGGGGCGAAATGCTGCTGGATGGTCAGCGCATCGACTTCCGGGCCACCATCGACTACCCCCGCATCGATGCCGAGTTCGAGCTTGCCGCTCGGGACTGCTCGGGGCGGGCGCTGGACCAGTGGCTCGCACTGCGAGCGCTGGAAACGTTCATAGACGAAAACCTAAGGGGGTGATGCACGATGAGCAAAGACTACTCGATCACGATCTTCTACTGTGCGAAATCCTTCGTGCTGCTGGTCGCCACGATTTACGCCTCCGCTACCGGGCTCGATAGCGGTACGTTGGCCACCGTCGGCGCGCTCTCGCTCGCCGCCATCCCGCTGTTCGCGTTTCTCGAATCGCGGTAATTGACAGCTTGTAGCGCCCGTGTTATAATCGGGCTTTTCAACCAACCACCATAGAGGACACCATGCAAGTTAACCTGACCCCCGCCGCACACCGGCTCCTGCTGCAAGCCACCAAGGCGCTGGCCGAGCTCGGCCTGACCCCGGACGGAGTTGCAGCGCTGGCCCGCGCGGCTGAACTCGTCGATTGCGCCAACGACTATCTGGAGGACGCCTCGCTCGACGAGGTGCTGGACGCGTACAGCGAGGGCGCGGACGAGAAGTGGAGCGACATGATCGCCGATTGCCTCGTCCACGTCTCCACCGGCAAAGCGGAGTGAGCCCCGCAATGGCCGCTTTCACCGCCCACACCGAACACGTACCCCGCCCCACCGGAGATCCGGACTACACGCCGTATTGGGCCAAAGGCGAATTCGCCCGCAAGAACGGGTACTCGTACACCACCGAGTCGGGGTACACGATCCGAGCGGGCGAGGTGGCCGAACACCGGGTGCCCGCCCCCCGCGCACCCCAAGTCGAACGAGAGCTGCCGCCCGTGCCCCGGGCGGTGCGAGCGCTGCCGCCGGTGCCAAAGGCGGCTCGGGCGCTGGACGCCGTGCAATCGCTGCTGATCATCCACAAAACCCGCGAGGAGCGGCTCGTCCTGTGCGCGAAATTCGGCGTGGACCCGGCGATCTTTACCGGAGCGCCCAACCCGGGCGTGGCCGCTATGCGGCTCGCGAACGCACTGCGCAGGGCGGGTTTATGAGCAGCTGGGACCTCACCGACACCGATCTCCCGGCCTACTACAGAGCCAAAATGCGGGAGCCCTTGGGCACACGAGAACAGCCCCGGAGAGCGCCCGAAGCACTACCGGGCTATTACCATACCGGTACTACTATCTCGAAGCCCGAGGAGACCCCGCCGGAGGGCTCGGAGACCCCACGGAGCGACCATGCGACTCCCTGAGCAGCGGCTCTACGACTGGTTGCGGCGCACCATCGGTCCGGCGGCGTTCATCGAGCGGGTGGAGAACCGGGTGAAACGCGACACGCCGGACCTGTACATCGCGGAGGCGACCCTAGCACTGCGGGGGTGGGTGGAGCTCAAGGTCCTGCCCGAGTGGCCGAAACGCGCCACCACCCCGGTGCGGATAGAGCACTGGACCACCGGCCAGCGGTATTGGGCGAACCGGCACTCGCTGCACGGGGGCCAATCGTGGCTCGTCGTGCAAGTGCTCGAGGAGGTCTACGTCTTCAACGCCGCTACCGCCGCCCTGTGTATGGACTGGACCCGCGCCGAGTGGAGCGAGTTCGGCAGAATCGTGCCGGTGCGAAACGCTCGCGGGGCTCAACTACTTGACGCGCTGGCCGCTCGCGTGTTGTAATCGCCGCTTAGGGCTCGGGGACTTGTCGTTCTCCGCCCGACGCTCGCGCAATACGAGCGAGGAACGAAACCCCACCGCGTTCCACCGTTCCACAATGATGGAACGCACAATGGAACACCCTCCCCATTCGAAAAAAGAGCCTCCGTTCCACCGTTACACATGCGCACACCCATGAGGCCCTGTCACGAGAATCGAACCTTGGGGGGATGTGAGGTGGAACGATGGAACACGAACCCGCTTTCGAATGGGAGAAGCGTTCCATAAGCCGTTCCATCATTGTGGAACGATGGAACACGAGCGAAGCGCTTCAGACGGCAAGAAGAATCCACCACCACACGAGGGTTCTCTTGGGGGCTCCTCGTGTACGCGTGCGTGTCTTTATAACCCGGAGTTATGCTCAAGCCCGTTTTCATAACTCGTCCTGTCTGCAAAACGACCCATTGTGCGCCCCCCGCCGCCTGTGTTTTAATTCGTCCATGTCTTTCCACGATGACCTCACGACCCTCGACCAAGTTGGTGCCGAAACCCTTGCGGACTACGAGCGCCGTGCCGGTATCTCGGCCCGCACTCTGTTGGACGCCATCCGCCGGGACCGCGTCCGCCTCCCACCTAGCGAATCGTGCCGTTTGGCGCACTCGCTCACGTGCAACGATCCGGCGATCGAAGCGATCGGCGCATTGCAGCTGCATGAGGAAACACGAGCACTCAAAATGCTGATCGTCTTGGCCGAGTACCGCGACGGTCCGGCATCCTCGATGTTCTCGATGCGCCACGCCTACACGACCGCCGGGGTGCACCGCACTACCCTGCTCGGGTGGCGCAGGGACCACCGGCTTTACGACTCGCTCATGGAGGCGATCCAAGAGGAGATGGTTGACACGATGCGCGCCGAAGCCTACCGGCGATCGGTGGTTGGACACGACGAGCCGCTGGTGCACCAAGGCGTCAAAACGGGCGACACGGTGAAACGGTTCAGTGATGGGCTGCTGCAGTTCACGCTCATGGGCTACGATGCAAAATTCCGAGCGAAAGATGTGAACATGAATGTTTCCGGTTCGCTCGACTCCAACGTCAATATCGAGGGGCTCCGTGATCGCCTTGCACAACGGCTTGAGCAGAAGTCAAAGGCAGAAGGCTAGTAGAGCCCGAAACCTCGTTGACCCGGCGAACCTGCGGGAGTTCGTCGCGGAGTTGTCCAACACTGAGGCTATCGAGCTTTACTACGATTGGCACTCGTGGGCGAGGTCCAACCAGTACATACCCCCCGGCGATTTGTGGACCATCTGGCTCATCCTCGCTGGTCGCGGGTGGGGCAAAACCCGGTGTGGTGCCGAGTTCGTGCGCTACCACGTCGAAAACGGGCTCGCTGGACGCGTGGCGCTCATCGCTGAGGACGCGGGGGACGCCCGCGACGTGATGATCGAGGGCGAATCGGGCATCCTCGCTATCTCGCACCCCAAGTGCAAACCGGTGTTTGTCCCCTCGAAACGCCGGATAGAGTGGCCCAACGGCGCGATCGCGACGATCTATTCGGACAACGACCCGGAGACGCTGCGCGGTCCCCAGCATGATCTGGCTTGGGTGGACGAGCTAGCGAAATTCCGCAACGTCGAGGCTATGTGGTCCAACCTTATGTTTGGCTTGCGCCTCGGGCAAAAGCCCCGCGTCTGCGTCACCACCACGCCCAAGCCGATCCCCATCGTGCGCCGACTCATGGATGACGACCGCGTGTTTCTCACCACCGGCACGACGCACGAGAATTTCAACAACCTCGCCCCCACGTTTCGCGACGAGATCGTGGCGCAGTACGAGGGCACCCGGCTCGGGCGGCAGGAACTGTACGCGGAGGTCATCGATCCCGAGGACTACGGGATCGTGAAGCGCGAGTGGTTCAAGCTTTGGGATGCCGATCGTGCGCTGCCCGAGTTCCTCTACATCCTGCAATCGTACGATTGCGCGTACACCGAGAAGACGATCAACGATCCGACTGCGTGCAGCACTTGGGGGATTTTCCGGCCAAACGAGGATCGCCCGCTGTGCGCCATGCTTATCGATTGCTGGGAGGACTTCCTCGCCTACCCCGACTTGCGCCCCCGGGTGATCGAAGAGTACAAGGCGACCTACGGCGATCCGGGCAAAAAGGTGGACCTAGTGCTCGTCGAGGACAAAGCCTCGGGGATCAGCATCCTGCAGGACTTGCAGCGGGCGCAGGTGCCCTGCCGAGCCTACAACCCGGGGCGAGCCGACAAGGTCCAGCGGCTGCACCTCGTGGCCAACATCATCCTGCATGGCCGCGTGTATGTGCCCGAATCCACGGTGCACCGGGGCCAACCCCGAGATTGGGCGGAGCCGCTGGTGAGCCAGATCTGCTCGTTCCCCGACTCGGAGCGGGACGACCTGACCGATACGACGACCCAAGCGCTGCGACTACTGCGCGACATGGGCTTCCTGAATTTCGACCCGGTGCCCGACGACGAGTACGCGGACGAGGTGCAAAGCGTCAAAGGCAACCCCTATGCACAGTGAGGTGACACATGGCGAGTTGGTATGAAGATTTAGCAAAGTCGCTGGACCTGCAACCGGCGGATGTAGCCACGGCATTCGCCGGTGCTCGCGCCTCGGTCCCTATGTATATGGGGTTGTACGCCGGGGACACAAACGCGGGGCACGACGAGGAGCTACTCAAGCGCCGGGGTCCACTGCCGCCCACCGCACTGCCCGCGCCGACCGAGGACGAGCAGCAGCGCCGGATGATCGAGGATTTTGAGCGCCAATTCCCCACGCCCGAGATCCGGGCGGCGGCGATCAAGCACATGCTCGCTGCGCGATCGGGCAAGGTCTACGATCCGAGCACCGCCACTCGGCGGGTGGATTTCGAGCGGCAGAATGCGCCGACCTACGGCGGACCGGAATTGCGAGCGACGCCTCCGAATGCGAAACGCGGATACCAGAAGGGTGGTGGAGTGCGAAAAGCCATGCAGCAGGTGGTAGAGCAGGCGGCCAAGGGGGCGAAGACCGCAGCCAAAGCTCCAAGGCAAGCGCCCGGTGGCACACTATCGTCGAGCCTCGATGTAGAGAAGCTGGCCAAGGCACTGGGGATTAATGTCAACAAAGCTCCTAACGTGCTGCCCCAACGCGAGAGCGCCAAGAACCTACGTAAATTCGTCGGCCCGAGCGCTGTTCAACACCGGGTATACCACGGGTCCAACGTACCTGAGGGCATCGTGGAGGATTCGCAATTCGCCCACTACGAGCCCGATCAGAGCGACATCCACTGGTTGGCAACGGACCCCAATTTCGCCGACCAGTACACGTACAAATACATGGAGTACCCCGGTGAGCAGGGGGCGATCTTCCCGGCGCATATTCAGCTAAAGAACCCGATCGAGATACCGTTCGATTTGAACAAGCGAATAACGCCCGAGGTGTGGAAATTCGCGGAAGATCTGGGATTCAGCAGATCGGACTTTAAAGAGTGGTTACTCGAAAACGAAATCGAGAAGCCCAAACAGGCATGGCGAATTATTGACTCCCCGCAATTCCGTGATGCTGCGATGGACCGGGGGTACGACGGCATCAGAGCGCCGGAGGCGGGTTCGGAGACTTTCGGCGTATTCGACCGCAACAGAATCAAGTCGCAGTTCAACGAGGGAACATACGACACGGGGACGCCCGACATTGGGAAAAGAGAGGGGGGAGCGGTGACTCCCGCCCGTGGATACCAGAAGGGTGG